TTACCGCTCCTTTTTTAATATTTTATGTTTTGTATACTTGCGGATTGAATTCATGTATACAACAATAAAAAATAAATATTTGTGTTATTTTGATTTTATTGATTTTAATCATGAATTATTACAGCATCGCAAAGTTTATTTTTACATTCTGTATACTTGCGAATTGAATTCATGTATACAACAATAAAAATAAATATTTGTGTTATTTCTGTTTTATTGTTTTTGAGCATGAATTATTGCCGCATTGTTTATTCAATTCACAATACAATGTTTATTTTATGTTATGAAAATTGTTTTTATTGAGAGCGAAACGCTCTCAATAAAAACAATTTTCATAACATAAAATATAATGAAGGATTTCTTTAATTTGATATATTTATTTGATTTAATGTGTGTCGATATGTATAAAAATGTATATTATAAAGTACGTCACAATACCGAAATTATAGCGTCTGAATTGGTTTTAGAGTTTTGGCAATATCATATAAATAAGGGAAACAATGTTGATGATGATGTAATGATATCATCAAATGTTGCATATTTAAAAGCTGTTATGGATGGATTAAAAGAAGAAAATAAAGTTGATGCGATAAGAAAAAATATGGATAATGTAACGGCGATAGTATACGACGGAAAAGATAATTTTGCAAAATATGTAAAAGGTATAAAGGGAGGAGGAAGAAAATATATAAATGATATAATTGTCTTTTGTATGGCTATTGGAATACATTATAATAAAAAGAATGATGTTGATTTATTGATTGAAATAACCATGAAAACAATTGAACATTTTAAGAAGGATAATATATGCGAAAAAATAGAAGGATTATCATGTGCATATTTTACATCATTGGCTATTCAAGAAGTAGAAATGAACGAATGGGGAAAAATGTTATTGGATTTTCTGGATTCTGACAAAGTGAAAAGTAAATTGAATTTAAATGTAAGGGATAATATGATGATGTATTATGATTATATGCGAATGTGGAACAGATATATGGATTCCAAATTTGACGGAAATAAAATTAAAAAAACTTACAGTGATGATAGTATTGTATACAGAATAAAATATTACAGACAAATAATAGGAAAGGAGGCTGATTTAAGGTATTTATTTCTTGAATATGGATCATTGATAATGGGATATGATATATTACTTGATTGTTCAAACAATTATGAAAAAATGATATTTTTTTCTGTTTGTTTTCCAAGTACAACCATGTCTGTTTCTGGGTTTGTTGCTGGCATTTATGCATTGAATAATAATATTTCTGAGGATAAATTTGAAATATTGAAAAAGCGCAATATAATATAATGCTTACAAATTGTTATTTAAGAATTTTTTGACAGCATCAAGAGTTCGTGGACTTGTGTCGGGATAATTTATATTTGCACCATCGATTTTATGTAAAATCATCGATGGAAATCCTTTTATACTATTTTTCATACATTCATCCTTTTGTTCAGTGCATTCAAATTGTACGCACTTGATATTTCCCAATTCTCCAGAATTTGCGCTATTTTTTATTTTTTCCCATTCTGGCAAGAATATCTTGGAATATCCGCACCAATCAGCATAATACAATGCCAATATATTTTCTTTTTTATTTTGTTTTTGTTCGCGAATTATTGGTTCTTTTTGTGCTTCTTTGGTTTGAGGATTTTGCACATTACACGAACAATTATTGGAAGATTTTTTTTTAAGAATTATATTGAAAACAAACAAAATAGATATAGCTATAACTAATACAACAATAACAAAAATGGCCGGCTCAAGCTCGGGGGTTATATTGATATCCATATAATATATAGTAATTATATAATTTTTATTTTTTGCTATAAAATATTTTCAAATGAATCAAAAATATAGTTTTTGATTCATTTGAAATTAATTTGATTTTTACGCGAAATAAAAAGTTTTTGAATATTTTTTTTTTGCTAATATAATATTATAGAATGACACTATCGTTTGACGAGTCAATGAAACCATTTTTTGGAGGCGATGTGAAAGCTCCAATGTTTTGTCAAGCTAATTTTGGGGGCAACGACGAGTCTGTATTTGGTGACGAGAGCACAATCAAAGACAGATCCGTAGTTGAAAATTCTGAATTGTACCAAATGATGATTGCAGAAAATTATACGGATTGCGTTCCGAGTTATTCTGAACAAATAAAAAAATCACTTCATCATCAATTTATTTATTTTATTAGAGATTTGGGATGTTTTCACAGAACACTCGATAAACTCTCAAAAGTTGATAAGAAGTGGAATACACGCCATAGCAATACCAATAAAAATCTTGAAAATTTTATTTCGCAAGTCATAGCAAGATATCAAAATATTGATGCTGGCGCACGCTTTTTTTATGAAAAAATATTGTTGGTTATGGTTGAAAGTGACAGCAGATCTGACAAAGCTGTACCAACACCAGGATTGCGGACGCCTTACACGAGCTTACCAACACCAAAATCAGATTTATCAGTCCCAACAGCCTTATCAGTCCCTGATAGGACTGATAAGGCTGATAGGACTGATAAGGCTGTTGGGACTGATAAGCCATTAGGCTTTTCAGTTTACCCGGTCTGGTTCCCACAAGAATTCTCGAAAGTTCAAAATCCTTCATCTGTGCTTTCGACAATTCCGGGGTTGCCGCAAGAATCCTCGAAAGTTCAAAATCCTTCATCTGTGCTTTCGACAATTCCGGGGTTGCCGCAAGAATCCTCGAAAGTTCAAAATCCTCCATCTGTGCTTTCGACAATTACGAGGTTGCCACAAGAATCCTCGAAAGTTCAAAGTTCGGCAGACAGAGAAAAAAGAATGAGAGAAAAAAGGCACAAGCTAGCACATGAAACACTCAAACATTATCCCATTGGTTTTAAACCAGGTGATCCAATGTCAGGTGGTGGTTGGGATGTTTTAACAGATTTGGAAGTTGTTTCCATTACTGCAAATGATGTTCGCATAAATTTAAAAAAACTCAAAGATGATGGATCTGCCGATGACAGGACAGTTTTCTGGCAAATGATCCCACTTGTTCCAACGGGATTTATTACAGGTGTTTATGACGGAGAAAAGGTTCAAAAAATAAATCAGGATTTTTTGCGCGAAGTTTATTGGGAAGCATTTACAAGTGGAGAATGTGATAAAGACTTCGATGTGCGCCGCTCACAAGATTGGGGATTCCATCCCCAATTTGCAGTTTTACGTGCTCTTGAAGCACACCGCAGAGCAGAAAACTGCGAAGAAGAAGTAGCAAATGAAGTCGATTATGATTGTGAAAAAGTTGAACGCATTTTTGACATGACAACAAATCAAATTTGGTTCCGCGGTCCAGATTGTGTATTGTTCCGCATCAATGATAAAGGCGAAAAAGTTATTTATGATTCTTCAAATCCAGAAAATTGCTATGGAACAACATTGAATTTGCCCCATCCGCGTTGCTCAGATGTCATTAAAAAATGTTTTTTGAATCCAAATGGAGATTTGCGCAATTGCATTGCTGAATTGGGTGATAAGGATACTTTCAATGTCAAGGATTTGAATTCAGCAGATCCTGGTCTTATTGAGAAACTTTTGCAAGTATTTAAATTCTTGCCAGCCAATTTAAATGAAAAATTTACTGATTGTTATGTAGCGTGCCGTCGCTATGATGGTCAAATGGATCAAGAATTGATTGAGCCATTGCAATTTGATGTTTGGGCAGTAAATGTTCTTCCAAAGAAGTTTGGAACTGGTGTTCAACAAGTTATTCGCAATAATGAAGTGTTGATGAATTATCTTCGCAAACTCGTGGCATTTGCATATGCAAATCCAGCCATTTTGAATAAAGGGCTCAAATTTAATAATGGCGAACTAATTGTGCCAAATGGTTCAATTGCAGTCCCTGCCTCTAATTATTTTGGACGTCCAGGATTGGAACTTAAATATTTCAGACATCCAATTACTCAACGTGCACAATTGGCATATTATACTGGTGTTGCATTGGCAGACAGTATGTCTTATCGCACAGATCCAAACCTCAATGTTCCCTATACAAATCTTGTTTATGGTGCTATGCCAATGGGACAAGCCGTTGCTATGTATGGAGGGGGTCAACGTGGTGGTTATCCAGGAGAAGTAGTGCGATCACAATTTGACGTATTTGCTGAAATTATTTCAAATTTGGTCAATGAACTTGGTCGCGAAGGCATCATAGTTAAGAAATCGGAAGTTCAAGCCGTTTTAACAAAGTTGAAAAAATTGGGAGAAATTGAAGTGAAAGTACACAAATATATCCGTGTTTTGCAAAAATTAGTTTCATTACAAAAATGGGTTAATAAAATGGGTCAAGCCCCACAAAATCGCGTGGAAGTTGGAATGGATCGTCTTATGACAAAACATGAACTTTTGGAATGGCTTGCACGCAACAGAGGAGAATATGAAACATGCATTTATAAAAACATGAATTATATGGATTCAGAAATGACAAGTGTGCTTAGAACATATCAAGGATTATTGCGCTCAGCATCTGTCAATTAGATAATTATTTGATTTTGTAAATTATTTTGTAATTTATAAAAATATTGTGTTTTATGTGGAATTTTATTTATCTTGATTGTTTATAATGGGTGGAGCATTAATACAATTGGTGGCAATTGGTCAAGAAGATATGTTTTTGACTGGTGAACCACAAATAACATATTTTAAAAGTGTATATCGTCGCCACACTAATTTTACAAAAGAGCAAATTCCACAATCTTTTTCAAATGCTGCTAATTTTGGAAACACAGTTCATTGTACCATAGCTAAAAATGGCGATTTAATGGGTAATATTGTATTGTCTGTGATATTACCACAAGTATTGTTACCAACATCAGGAAAAACACAATTCGCATGGGTTAAACGTATCGGTTTTGCATTAATAAAATCCGTGTCAATAGTTATAGGAGGATATCAAATTGATAAACATTATGGTGATTGGTTAAATATTTGGGCAGAATTAACAGGAGACATCACCGGAAATAAATCTTATGGATATAAAAAAATGATTGGTGATGTTGAAGAGTTAATAACATTTTCATATTCCAAAGAACAATATCAATTATTTATACCATTGCAATTTTGGTTTTGTCGATCATCAGGATCTGTGATACCCTTATCAAGTTTGCAATTCAGTGATATTCGTATTGATATTGAATTTGAAAATGATATAAATTGTTATTTACTAAGTCCAACTCAATATATCACTTGCATTGATGATGTCGCTAATTTTGTAAAATACGAATATATTGAACAAAATATAAATGGAGATTTGCGAGCAGGAATATTTATGGATTATGATATAAACACAAAACGATTATATTATTATCAAATAACAGCTAATAAATTGGTTGGTATATCCGTAAATTCATCGTTTGATATAAATAATCAGACAATGGTCTCGGCGTTATTAACGAGTAATTATGGCTTGCAATATTTAATAACTGGAAAAACATCAAATTTTTCAATATTTGCACAAATAAAGGCTACTTCAAATAAAGCATCAATATCGCAAATTTCAAATTTAAAATTTGTTGATTGTTTTTTGATTATTGATTATTATTATTTGGATGAAGAAGAACGTACAAAATTCATGAGATCGCGACATGATTATTTGATAGATCAATTATTTTATACACCAACAATAAAAATAACAGATACATCATCAAATCAAAAAATAACAACATATAATCCTTGCAAATTTATTGCATGGACAGTGCAATATGAATATATTTATAATTCACTGGATTCCTTTAATTATACCAATACATACCAAACAAAAATTTCAAAAACAGAAAATTATGAAGTTAATTTGCATGAACCAATAGGTAAAAATATTATAAATAATTGCACAATATTAAATAATGGTAATGAACGATTATCATTTAGAAATTCAAAATATTTTGAATATGTGCAACAATTACAAAATAACAAATTTAGTCCACAAGCAGGTATAAATACTTATTCATATGCATTATATCCCTATTTAATTGATCAACCATCTGGATCATTTAATACCAGTCAAATTGAGGATATAGCTATCAAAATGCAATTTGAAAATGGTGTAAATATTAATTTTCCAGTATTATTTAAAGCATATAGCATATGTCACAATATTTTGCGCATTGTTGATGGGCTTGCAGCATTGGTTTTTACTCAATAATTTTCATAAATATTTTTTATTGTTCGTATACATGAATTTAATCCGCAAGTATACAGAATGTAAAAATAAAATTTTAATGCGGTTATAATTCATGCTTAAATCAATAAAAAATCAAATAATAACAAATATTTATTTTTATTGTTCGTATACATGAATTTAATCCGCAAGTATACATAATATAACAATTAATTTAATTGATTGCTTAATGCTCTTTTGGCGCTTATTAATGAATTAATTTTATATATTCTTTAATTATATGACAGGAGGGTTAATAAACATAATGTCTTATGGTGCTGATGATTTATATTTGACTGGAGCACCACAAATGACATTTTTTAAAAGTGTATATAGACGTTATACAAATTTTGCAAAAGAATCAATCTCAATACCTTTGGGGAATATTGATTTTGGCAAGACAATATCAATAGAATTGAGTCATATTGGTGATTTAATAAGCAATACATATTTGCAGATAGATGTTCCTCAAATAAATATTCGCAAAGTGGATACTGCGTCGGATTTAACAGTTTCACAATATAATGTATTAAATACGCCATATCCTGTATCATATAGTGATAGTCAACCGAACTATACAACGGATTATGCTCTTATAAAACGCTATATGACAGTTAATATGACTGGATATAGAACAGCATTATCATTGGTCGATGTTAAAAATCAAACAGTTTTGCAATATATTTCATCCATTACGAATGCTATTCAATTTGCGGCAACAGAGCCCGAGATAATTCAAAATTACAAAATTGCCATTGGAAAAGCATTTGCATTTGAAATTGAAAATATTGCATCAATAAAAACATCAATATCAAATACTACTACAACGTATAATACACAATATGATGCAACAACAAATGCAAGTATACAAAATGAGTTGACAAGAATTTTCAACAATACAATTAATAATTTAAATGATCAATTAAAATCAGCGATAACAAATGCATCATTATTGAATTTTAAAGCTACTGATATTAACAATATATTAACAAATTTAGCAAATAATATTACAACAAATACACAAGCATCTGTGTATGGATTTACTGATTCAACATTGATAACTGCGCAAGATGTTTTGAATATAATAACAGGAGCAATAAATGCATGCAAGGATGTAACAAATTATTATTTTTTAAATGTTCAAAAAATTAATAATGATATATCGGAATCAATATCTCCATATGCGAAATTTGCATGGAATGAGAAATTGGGATATTCCATAATTGATTATGTGGAAATTCAAATTGGGGGTGAAATTATTGACAAACATTATGGAGATTTTATGGATATATGGACAGAATTAACAACACATCAAGAACAAAAATCATTATACAATAAAATGTTGGGAAATGTCATTGCAATGACATCATATGACAGAAATGCAAAACCCAATTATTCATTATTTATTCCATTTAATTTTTGGTTTTGTAAAAAAAATGGCTTGGCATTTCCGCTAATCGCATTACAATATAATAAATTTTTTGTTAATATTAAATTAAAAAATATAGAGAGATGTGCATATATTGAAAAATTGCCTATTATTGATCAAAATGGAAATTATATTGACTTTACACAAAATGCATTAACATTGACTGATATATGGGAAAATTCTAATTTGTCATTATCCGGAAATCTTTTGGTTGATTATGTATACTTGGAATCACAAGAACGATCAAGATTTGCGAAATCTGCTCATGAATATTTAATTGAAACTGTTGAAACACAACAATTGATAAATTTAACAAATTCTAGTGAACAAATTGAGCTTAATTTTACGGGATCGAGTAAAGAATTAATATTTGTTTGTCAAAAAAATGCATATATTAACAATTATAATTCAAATTTGCGTTGCATTAATTTTGATTATTCAACAATAGCAAATACGAATATCAATCCAATATCGCGAGCGCAATTGACATTGCATAACCAAACTAGATTTAGCAAGGCTGAATCGTTTTATGCATCCGATTATTTTGATACTGTTGTGCCATATACTCATCATTCTCGCATTCCTCTCAAAGGAATAAATGTATATTCATTTGCTTTGTATCCTGAGGAACATCAACCATCGAGCACATGCAATTTTTCAAGAATATCATATCCAATGCTAGATTTAACAATAAATCCTGATATATTTCAATATAGTACGATGGATATTGATCCAAATGTAACAGCAACGACCAATGCTGTATTGCCGACAAATATTAATATTACTGTTTATTCTTATAAATACAGAATTTTGCGTATTATTGGTGGTATGGCATGTTTTGCATTTTATTAAAAAAAATGTTAAGATTGAGCTTGTTATAACAAGAGTTTATATTGTTGCAAAAAACGTATACAATTAATTTATTTTTAAATATTTTTATGATTCTATAAAAGAGAATATAAAGAAATTATCATATAATATTAATAAATAGCATAAATGACTGGTGCTCTTTTGCAACTTGTAACAAAGGGTATGAATGATTTATATTTAATAGACGATCCATCAATAACATTTTTTAAAACAGTATACAGACGACCATTAAATTTTTCAATTTATGAGTCATCAAAAGTAATAAAGACACAGAATACTTTTGGAACAAATTTTAAAATAGAATTAGAAAAAAATGGTGATTTGCTTCATCAGGTATACTTGCTTGTTGATATACCAAATATTATTATAAAAACAAAAATACCAACATATAGAAACATTGCTAAAATATTAAAAAATTACGGAATTGATATGATTGTTTCTGATGATAATTTAGATAAATTGGTGGATCTGGATATTTATAATACACAAATCATAGAAATAATAAATTCGGAAATACGACGAAATATTGATTTTTATAATTTTTTTGTAAATTCAAATATTTTATCATCAAATACATTTCATGTTAAAAATTTAGCAACTCATTCTATCAATAGATCATTAAATAGTGTGACCGATTATATTTTTAGTTATAGAAATGGCAATGAAACATATGCTCAATGGGGAAACACGATAAAAAACAAAATATTACAAATAAAAAATAAAAAAGTATTAAATGGAACGTATGGTAGTATGATATTACTCAAATATATGTTGACATCATATGCACAAGAATATTCAAATACGAGCTTGATTGAATATATACCAAATATCCACAACGGTAAATTAAGTTCAGTAATGGTTGATAATTATGGTAAGAAAAAGACAAATATATTATTATATTCAAATGAATTTAGAAATGGATACGAAATAACAATAAATAATATATTGCTTGATACTGGTATATTATGTGGATTTTTAGAAAATTATTATTATGATACAATGATGTTAAATCTTAATCCAAATTCAAATCCTTTGAATCATGGTTTAATAAAATTTTCGAAAAATAATGTAGTGACAACAAATTCAATATTTGGTGAATTATTGAACGCAGCACCAAATAAACTAAAAAATGATATCACAGATTTTAGATTGTTCAATTCTGATGATATTCAATATATTTATCATATTATATCAATGTTTAATTTAGCATCATTAAAACCAATAAAAAGTAAAAATAATTCTGGATTTTATTTTGATCATGCTGAAATTGATATTGATTTATTGTTGCCACCATTAAACAATCAGGATTTGTATGGAATGTTTGATCCATATATATCAAAAATAGATGATAATATTATTTTTTATTATATTTTGGATCCATTGGTACAAAGGTATAATGTATCACAAGCACAAATTGGACAAAAATTATCGGATTATATGTACACAATGATTGAATCATTTTATTCAAAACTTAGTAAATATAATAGTATTTTTCCATTTCTTAATTCATCATCATATTCCCAACTGGACATGTTCAATATTTTAAAACGATTTATAAATGAGTTAATAGATAATAATAGTAGTGATATTATTGTAAGCAATAATATTCAATTGCAAGGATTAGCGAAAACGATTTTGTATAATTTTCAGTACAATATGCAATATAATTTGGCATTAATTAGAAATATTGTGAACACAGTATACAATTCAACATTTTCAAATACATCACATTATCGTTTTACTTATTTTAAGACATATTCGCAGACATTGCCATATTCTGAAAGAACAGTATGGACATCAGCAATAACAAATAGTACGTTTACAGATAATTCTGACATTAATATAATAAATTCTGATCAATTTGCAATATTGTCGGACAATTTTGAAATGAATATTCGCTCAAATAATTCAAATGTTGATTCTGATGGAAATTATATTTTAACAATAAATGGAATATTGGGAACGACAACGATCCCTATTGTTACTCCGAACGGAACAAAAATAACAAACTATTTTTCGAACATAATAAAATCAGCAATTTCCGATTTGCGAACATCATTTTCTACTGATTTAAATACATTTGAAAAATTGGGTTACATCAATGATTTTAGATTATGGATACGCAATGTTATGGTCACCGGAAATCAAATCCACACAACATATAAACTGTGTCTTCAAAATAATCTTTCAATTCCTGGCTTTGATTCATCATCATCATTATCAGAAAGTATAAGCAAAATGGCAATTATGAATTTTTTGCCATTATTGGTTGCTCGCGATATTCCTGTTTTTGTATACAATATGTTTCGAAATAATACATTCATAAGAGATAATCTTGGTGATACAATAACGATTAATTTGTCGAATTCACTTAATTTGAGAGATACAGGTGATGCAGGGGCACCTGCACTAGATACAAAAGGTACAACAACAAAAAATCAAATATATCAAACGATAATCAATGCTATAATTGGAACAACTAATGTTGTTGACAAGGAACATTATAATCAAATATACAATACATACACAACAGGATCATATGCATTAGTAAACACATTTAGACCAGAAACATTTTTGAAACAATATTCAATAGAAGATACAAATGGAGGATTGAAAAATCCTGACTCAAGTTATGATTCAGCGTATGATATAAATAATGTGACATTTTTATCATTGGAATGGTTAACACAAACATATTATCATATATTTGCGGATAGATTGACGGCATATTATAATGCCCATGTCACAAGCACAAAAATAAAGCTAGCGGATTTGTTGTTATTATTGAAAAGTGTGATAAATTGTTTCATAGTTTATACTGATCATAATTCAAGCGATTATCCGACATATACTCAATACAAAAATAATGGATTTACATTTATTGGAATGTTTCCAGAAACATCGTTGGCACCAACAAATTATACAAAAGATCAATTAGCATATGAATTTCCGGTGTATTCAGATTGCATTTCGAGTGTATGGTATCAATTATTAAAGAAAAATATCAGATATTTCAATTCAATGTTTAACAACACTTTAATGTCAGCAAATTATTATTCAGCAAATATTGGCTCTGTTGCATCTGATATATTTAATTTTTTTGTGTATACATCAAATGGTGATAGGTGTATTGAATATTATGATGAACAAACATTACAAAATAATATTAAAGATTCAACGATTAATAATATAGGAACAATATCAAGCACAGATTTACAAAATTACAATTCAATAACAGTTTTGATTAATGCATCGACATATAATGGAAATGTACCATTGACATCAGAAAATAAAGTGGTTTTAAATTTTGACAATGGATCACAAGAAGTATTATGTGTTTTAAAAAATAATGTAATGGACAATCAAGTTAATAAAATAAATAATTATAATGAAAGATACACAATACCATCAAATTTGTCAGGCTATGGATGCACTGTAGAATATATTAATAATGCTGGATATCAGATTTATAACAATATGCTTGTATTTTTAAATAATAAAAATTATTATTATGATTCATTGAATCAATATTCGGATAAAATAATGGCGACATATTTAAATAGTGCTGGTACAAATGTCACAACTGAACCATTTAGTCCAATGTCAACAACAGTTGGATTTGATTTTTATAGAATTCAAAATTTGAACAATATCAATAAATATACTGGTAAAACAAAATTTTTGGATATTAATAATTATATCAATGATAGTATTACAATTTTTAATTACAATTTATCATATTATACAAATGGATCAAACATATTAAATTTAGTTAATGATACGGAAATGATTTGTCAAGATTTATCAATAAAACATAAAAAAGATTATTATTTCGAGGAATCGGAAACAATCTGCAAAATATTAAATGATAATATACAAAAGAAATATATTGATACTTTACCATTGAATGATTATAGCAATATTGTGACAACAACAAGTGATGAAAATCATCAAATTGCTAATATTTTACAATCAACAACACAATATTCATTGCCAATAACAGGAAGTGATATTTTGGGATTCGCAATGACAATAACTGATAATATACAGAGTGATTGGAGTATTGGATTTGGATCGGGATATTATCCAAATGCAAAAAACAAAGCGCAAATTAAAAAAACAAACAATACATTTAATTTTGTTTCATCAAATCCCTTTGCGCCAAGTACAACCACTCATTCATTAACATTATCCCCAACAACATCAATCACATATTATTTTGTTATTAATTTGCAAACCCACACATTATATATATATGAAGGAGCGACAAATGTGTTAACAATAAGTAGTGACACAACAATTAATTCAATCATAACTGATATTGTTTCAGCTGGTAAAAAATTTGTATTTTTTAATTGTGGAAAAATAAGTGTGAAATATTACACAATAAATGAAGTTTTAACAGGTAGTGATGCAACATCAAATGTAACATTGTCCAATCTACTAGCTTCCACAACTTATTGGTTCTGCACAGGAATACCGCTAAATAAATATCAAAATACAATACTTTATTATTCGCAACGACAAATAATATTTACATCATATTATGATGGATTTGATATAGCTTTAAATAAAACGAATAATGCAATAACATTTTTACAAAATGAAAATCATCAATTTGGAAATTCATTTATGGTGCATCCAAAAACATCATTAAACAGTAACACAAACAAAATTGGATTTTGTTTTACTGTTCTTGTTGATAATACAAATCTAGGGGTTGGATTTTATAATAATGTCAGTGGTATAGGAGGTAGTGTACTTATTAAAAAAACGGTAATACAATTACAATATAATGCAACAACAGTTACAATATCATTGGGAACAACATTAAATTTTGATACAACAAGCATGTATTATGTATTTTTTAATTATGTGACAAATATTTTATCATTATATCAAATTGTATCAGGATCAGTGACATATTCCAACACATTCGATATTGCTGGAGGCAGTGGAATATCAAATTTGAATGGATTTTTTACAAATAATTTGAATTTTTCTATCAATTCACAATCATATATTCGTTACTTTACTGATAGATATGCGTATAATAATGCATCATCTACTGTAAAAACAGCAATAACAACATTGGACACATGGTATAGCGCAGGTGGTATTTATACAATACCATTCATATCAACAATAAATCAATTGCAAAATGTCAAATTTTCAATGAAAATACAAAACTATGGCACTAACTATATGATGGAAAATATTAGTGCGAAAGGATATGATTACACTGATGTAGTTTTTCCTGTAAATAATAATTTTTTGACTTATTCATATGTTGAATCAACAGAAATATTTTCGGATGACATAATTGGCTTTGCGTTCAGTGTAATTGATAATTCCAATCAATCATTTGGAGTTGGATTGGGTACTGATGGTTTTTATTCAAATAAACGTTTACAAATGACAAAAAATAATGGTGTATACAATGTTTCCATGACAAGTGACGGTACAACAATTGAGACATACAATTACATCGGTAATCAAGTTCCGATATACGATTCGACAGAAATCTTCTATTGTTTTCAAAATAATGGTAATGGAACTTTCAAGATTTACAGTTCGCAAAGTATAAATCCAATTTTTAGTACGACCGATGCTTCTTTTCCAGTTAATGATCCTACTTATCTAGCACTCACCGCTATTTTTAAAAACAATGTGAATTTGTGTATCACAGGAAAAACAAGTATACAATTTTACACAGCAAAATATGCATATACACAAACAATATCATCAACACAAACTTTGATTAAAAATGTTACGAAATGGTTATATACTGGAGGTAACGATATAACCCCTTTTGCATCAGCATCGACAGAACAAAATTCATTGGCATCAATAAGTAATCGTAATCAACAACAATATTTCGACAATATTTATCACAATACAGATAATAAAAAATTATACACAACATTGATAACATGTATAAACAAAAGTCTTAATCCGAACTATAATCATTCAGCATATAATTTAAATGGTATTCACGGAAAATTTAAAGATGATAATGAAAATCAATGGAATATAGATAGTAACACGGCAATATATGGAGTCATTGATTCAATTTACAATTATCATTTGACAGGAAATATATCATCAACAATGAAATTAATAGATATAGATATACCACAAGGATTAATATCAACAAGTCCAGTTACAAATGATGTAAATCCATTTTACAGTTTTTCATTATATGATACTTTTTTAAATGTCACATCATCATCGAACTCATATGGTTATACTCAAATTGCCAACAAAATACCAATAGCAACAAAAACATTAACATACAGTGATTTGCCTGTTATATCACAAATATTTGATAATTTAATAAATGTAGATGGTGATACAAATATAGCATTAGAAAATGTAATTTATATGAATCAACCGTCATGCATGTATTTGAATTATAACTTGGTACCGTCTGATACTTTATTTACAACAATAACAACAACGGATTCTCGCGACCATATATTTTTAACGACAAATGATTTATTATCGGGTGGAAAAGCAGTATTATCAACATCATCATATGCAGGAGCATTTGTTGTAACACAAGGAAGTATACAGTCCGACAATTTGGAATTTGGATTTTCTCTTCTTGTTGATAGACATAATATTGTAATAAATAAAATAGCAATAAGGCAAACTGGTAATACAAATTATGTATACTTAGTATACAGTAGTGGTGGAACGGTATATAAAAAAATAGAAAATTTCACTATTCAACCTAATTTAAATGCTGGCAATATTTACACAATGATTGTGTTTAATAATTCATATCCAACTGCTGGTGCATCGGGTTTTAAAATTTTTGAAGGCAATAATTTAATATTGCAAAAAACTTATTTGAACACTGATATATTTTATAATTTGTTTGTAGCTGGATCATATAATTTATATATCAATGGGCAAGCAAATGTCACGATATTATCAAAAACATTTTTAAAATCAAAAGCAAATAGTACAATTCGTGACTTAATATCTAATGCAAATAACATATGGTTTTCGACGATTGATTCACCAAAATTTACTTATTTTACTAATTATTCATATATCACTGCAAATTTTTCTGAAAAAAACTATACATCAATTACAACAACACAAACATTATCAACCGATTATTTGTGTATCCCAGCAGTAAATTTAATATCATCCGATGTATACGGCATTGCCTTCGAAGTTACTGATAGCGCTGTTACAAATATGTCTGTTGGATTTAATTATAACAACACAAACAGTCTAATCCCAAACAGTATTTATATTAACAGAACAAATAGCACATATACTATCAATATAGGTAGTTCACAAACAGTATTGTCAGGAGTTACATTTCAAAAAAATAATATTTACTTTTTAACAATAGATAATACACGAGGAACCTTAAATATTTACAAAATAACAACATCAAATGTTACAACTCTAATATATTCACTTTCTGCATCATCAAATGCAAATTTTGAATCATTATTGGCATCGACATATAGTGTAACAACAAATATATTAATTTCAACAAATGTTAAAACAACAATTAATTTTTACACATTAAAATATATTTATGGATTAACAAATATCGCAACAAAATTGTATATCTCAACCATAACAAAATGGTTATATATTGGCGCATTTGATATTGCACCAATATCAAAAACAGTAATAAATCCCAACACATTAGTGCATAGCGTATACAATATAGGATTGACATTGAGCGCAAGCTTGTATACTCCAATTTTAGTAAATCCCCCAACATCATCAATTCCTGCATCTGTACAACCAACAACTGCAACATTGGATTCAACGATTCAATCTTTGACATTTAATTTTACCAACAAGGATTATACCGAATTTATATTGACCGATAGTTTAAATAGTGGAAATGTGCCAATAAAACCGGGGGGGTTGGGGATTATAAAATATTTTGATCCAAATACACAAGTGACAGAACGAACTAATTATTTATCTTCTTTAAAAACAATATACGCAATATCATTTACAATACCAAATAATTCAGCAACGACAAATTTTTGTATAGGATTTTATTCTTATTTGTATACAAATATTGTATTTCAAAAAGTGGGAACATCATATGCAATAATAATAAATTATTTAAATTTTAATTATGATAGTTTAAATCCATCGGCATGTGTCGCAGAATATGCACGACAAATTGTAACAATAACATCATCAGTATCAATAAACCCAAATACATTATTCACGATAATACAAAATAATGATTTAAACACATTCAGCGTTTATCAAAATAATTTATTGATAATAGAAATAAACAATACGAACACAAATTATATGAAATTATTAAATCAAATAACTCCTCCATTATATGTCAATTTAAAAACAATGGCGGGTATTTGTCTTGGTGGAACAGCGAATACAAAAATTAGAATTTATTCGCAAAATTACACAGAAAAAATAAATAAAATAAGCTTAAGAAACATAATAGATTCAAGAATTAATTCAAATGATATAATTTGGTTTGGATTATGCACATCAGAAAATGACAATGTCAACAATACAAGTGATTATTGTTTGGCCAGTGTAAATAACAATAGTGCATATTATAAGCCAACATTATCAATTGGGAGCGGTATTATGGGATTTGCGTTTAGCATAGCAAATTATGAATTAAATAATTACAACGACAATGGATTACGCATTGGTATTTCCGATTCAAAATATTTATCGTCTGGAATATTGAGTTATAGTGGAACGATGGTATTTTCGCTTATTGAAATGACAATAAATAACAGTTATTCAACAATAACAATAAATGGTACAAAAAAGAATTTTTTAAAAACACCAACATTGTTGCCAAATAATATGTATTATATGTTTCAAGATAACACTGCGAATTGCTTCAGAATATACGAAAATGATAAATTAATATATTTTGTTGATAGCAATGACACAGATTACAATACATTATTGACCGTAAATTATAATTCCATAAGTACAAATAGTAATAATAGATTTCACAATCCTATATATTTATATTTATGTGGTAAAACAACATTAAAGATATATAATGCACCATACGCATTTCAAAAAGCAACAGACACTATAAAAATTTTGATTGATAGTAGTACCGCATGGATATCAGTGGGTGGTTCCAATACTGGTCCGATAAAACAAAAATTATTAACATCTGCAAAAATGTATCAAGATGTCAATGTAAAAAATAATTTTACAGATCCAACGACTGGTCCATTATCAAACTTTTCTCTCATGATATTATACATTTATTACATATTATTGAAAAATAGTAAATTAAATGATATTTTTGATTTGACAACAATATTTGAAAAAATAGCATTCTCAGAAGCAGATATGATAACACAATATAAAAAAACTATAAGCAATATGAATTCATTTGCTTTATCACAAATAAAAAAATATTATGACAATATAACAAAAATAACAAGTCTGAGCACCACATACAACACACCATTGGAAACCGCGCTAAAAATAAATGGTTTTAATATATTTTTTGATAATGTATACAAAATAGCACCACATGATGGAATAAATGGAAGTGTTTTTACAGGGTTATTTGACTATCAATTATTTTATAATGTAATCGTCAATATGTATTATCCATCAGAAAACGGATATTCTGGTGGCATAATAAAAACATTATTGGAAACAGATTTATTAAAAATTATTGGAAAAGTGCCAAAACAATATGCTTGGGTAAAAGAATTAGGACATAAATTAATTAAAAGTGTAAGTATATTTATTGGTGATCAAATAATAGATACGCACGATTCGAATTTATTGCATTTTATATATGATACTGAATGCTCAGAAGAACATAAAAATGGATATGATAAAATGATAGGAAATACACAAAATATGTACTCATTTACACCAATAAAAAACCAAGCGAGATTATTCATTCCAATGAAATTTTGGTTTTGTAAAGATTATGGTAGTTGTTTGCCAATGTGTTCACTATTGCATACAAATGTTACACTTGATTTTGAAATAGAAAAAATAGAAAATTTAATATGCATGGAAGATAATTCGTATTCATATGATTCTCCAAAAATTAACTATGAAATTTTGAGTGAATATGTATTATTGGATGATGAAGAAAGGACCAGGATGTCTAAAATGAAATTGGATTATTTGATTGAAAGATATAAATATAATGGAAAAAACATAATATCGGCAAGCAAATATTTCACAAAAAATATCACTGATCTTATTGAAACACAAAACTTACAACAAACTCCAAATGCGATAATAAATAATACTCTGAACAATTTACTTTATCAAACGGAACTTACAATTCCATTCAACGCATCAATACAAGAACAACGTACTGATGTTATAGATTACATTGAAGTTATAACAAGGGATAATAAGGATTTTAATATGACGCCATCGTTCGATTATTTACCAACAACAAAAGTTGGATTTTGTTTTGAAATATTGTCAAAACCAGACACAAATATATTCTCATTGAAACCATTTACGGTACCACCTTTTTCAATCGGATTAACATATGGTATAAATACAATTATTAATAATGTATCAACAATATTCACAATGGGAACAATTCGTTTTACAGAAAGTACTATAACAATAGATAACACCTATACAAATACATCCGCAAATGTAGCATATATTCAAACACCTCAATTTACAAATGGGTCAACAAAATATTTGTATACTTGTATACAAGATAATGTTAACAATAAAATATTATTGTATGAAAACTCAACATTAATAGCTCAAATAACAACAGCAAATACAAATTATTTAAATATGTTGTATTATACGACAAATAGTAATCAATATTTATGCAACAAATTAAACTTGAATATAAAAGGACAAGCACGTGTAGCTTATTATAATGCGAAAGCACCTTATAAACAAGGCACGAACAATTTAAGAACTATTTTGGATAGTTTAACAAATTGGATATATTTAGGAGGAGATAATTCACCATTGGACGAAGTATATGACATTCAAAAAACAATAAATTTGCAAAATTTTACAAATCCATCATCAAATGTATATATATCATCTGGATATGTCGATATTGATTCCAATGATATGATTGGATTTTCTTTCAGTGTGACTTATCATTCGAGCCCATATCCAAATTGTGCGATTGGATTATGTGATAATGCAAATAAAAATGCAAGGATACAAATGCAAATTAGTGGAGACACAACAAATATTTTGATTAATGATGGCACCACACAAACAACAAATACATTTTTTAGATCTCCCAAATTTTATGGACAAGACCCTGACAATTTTCAAACAATCGTGTATACATGTATACAAGATAATTTGACACAAACTTTTACAATATATGAAGAGGATTTCATTATTGGACAAATAAATAAATTTGAAGCAAACTATTTAAATATTATCAATAATACAACAAAATACAATATTCGTATAGACACAACAATAAATATAAACACAATAACATTTTACACATCGAATGATATATATGAAAATTATAGCAAATATAATTTGAGATCCGTTGTGAATACAATCACACAATGGCTTTCATTTGAAAATTACAATCCAAATTTTTACATAAAATCATACAGAAATATTGAAGAAATAACAACTACCAAAGCCAACTTAAATACAACTATAACAAATAACAAGGATGGTTATACTGACATAACATTGATAAATAATGATGTTACTGATTATATTATTAATACGAATCAAATTTTTATAGAAAAATACATTTGTGGATTTGCGTTTAGTATTCAAAACATATCAAATATGTATTTTACAATTGGTATTGTGTCAAAAATAAATGCAGATAATATGATAAATATTGTTCAAAATGAATTGGAAACATACTTTTATATAATTTATACTGATGCAAAAACAAAAACAAACAGAACACTTAAAATTGCAACAAATACAATTAAAACAAACACATTGTATACCATGATATTAGATATGAATTTGTGCTTGTTAACAATATATGAAAATCAAAATATTAGTGGATTAATAACTAAATCCACGACCATATTCAGCGATTTTATGTTGGAATTAAAGTATGGATTTGATATATCTTTGGAAGATATGACAATATTGAGAATGTATCAATCAAATTATGTATACAACTATATGCTAAAAATACAAAATGCTACGAATTTATTGAATTATTTAGGAAGAATAGATAAATGGTATTTTATTATGAATGCTGAAATCACAACTACAAAAACGCAACTGCAATATGTACCAACAAATATATCAATAAGGGTTAATTTGAATGAATCGATTAAATATTTAATGTGGACAATAAGAGCATATGATAAAACAACGGAAATACACACTGATATGATTAATTGGAATAGAAATGGATTTTATGTGAGAGATTCGAATTTAAATTTGTCATATAATTCGAATGTCATACAAAAAATGGGAATTAAAATGTTTGGTGTTGAGCGTGAGCAATTCAGGGAAGAAGCTTATTTCAATGCAGTAATACCATGGAGAAAATTTTTTAAATCACTTAATGATGGTGAATATTTATATTCATATGCATTGTTTCCAACAATGTTGCAACCGTCTGGCACGTGCAATTATAATGAAATCGATGATTCATCTATTGTTCTCAGTTTTACAAACGAAATAGAATCGATGATGAGGAATAATCCGAATTTAATATTTGAATTTAATTTATGGGGAAAGGCAAATAATATTTTGCGTATATGTAGTGGTATGGCTGGATTAGTATTTAACAAATAAAAAATTGAATAAATTTGAGCGTTTATAAAAATATTTAATCTGTAATCATTATAAGTATAATCATGGAAAAATATCTAAATGTTTATAATTCTTTTACAAGAACAAATATTGCGCATTTTGATAAAATTATATTTTTACGTACTTTAATAAATGAATATTTTATGTTTTATAATGAAACATCATTAATAAATCCCAATAATTTTAATATTAAATTTCCAATTGATGGAATGTTGTATTGTGGCAATGAAATATTTTATTATGTTGGGTTCGAAGAATCTAATAAAAATGATATGATTAAAAAATTAAATTATTCGCATATTATAATTATCAATATGGACGGCACCGCGATCGAAGAATTTGTATTACAAAAACAATTATTAAAAACTCCGGCATTGAAACAATTAAAATTATTATATGATGTCAGATTGATGAATACAACATCATTTTTTCTTCATCAAAATAAAATAAAAAAATATAATATTACATCACAAGATTACAATGCAATTATTCCGCATGTTCAATCAAAAGTTACAATCGATGAATTCGAAAAAGAAACTGATATCGATAATGATGATTTATTGATGGTTGATGATTTTGAAAAATGTCGTTCATCGCCATCACCAAATAATAAAAAAAAACTTATAATGAATAAATCATCAGAAGATAACATTTATAATTTTAAAAAAACACAAAGCGAAATATTATTGGAAGAGTATGATGTTTTATCTTAATTTATTTTCTATGATATGGATCACCAGGTGTAGCACTATATCCATGATATGGATTCATATACGAATTGCTCATGTAACTTTCATATGTTAGTGGTTGTTTTAATGAAGGATTATTGTATGGATCTTTTATGACTGATTGTTGATACAGCATTCTTGTTGTTTATATCGTAGCGTATTGTTGATTTGCGCATTTCAATTTTTCTCGAGAAAAATTGAAATATATTAATAATATAATAAATATTATATTATAATATTGATACTATATGCATAACGATCATAATAAAAATGATATTTTTGAATTTTTGATAACGCCGTCATTAAAAAATACATCGTATAATGATATTTTAGCAAATGTTGAAAAAATATCAAATATAATTCCAAATTGTGTGACTGTAAATGATTTAATAAATGATCCGTCAAACAATAAACCAAAAGAATATGTAGCGTATGATCAATATATTCATCACAATAAATATGCAAAACATGAAGAACAAAAGTTCGATTTTGTATACAATGATAAAAGTTTAGATTTTTGTAATAATTATATAAAGTATACATTTATGAAACTTTGCGCTTGGTTATTGAATGAAATCGAAAAAATGGTTTCGCGCATTACAAATCAATATTCAGCGACAAATATTGATAAAACAACAAAAAATACATATAATTACTATTTTGAATCACATGCATGTTTTGAAAATGAAAATATATATTGTTTTAAAAAGTCAATAAGATGGAATGATTTTGGATTGTTATCACCTTATAATCATGTTAAAAAATCAATGGAAACAAAAGGATACCACATAAATTTAACCATTGATGAAAATAATAAACATGAATATTACACTCTTGTATTGAGTATACCAAATAAAAGAAATCGTGATTAATTTTCATCAATCCAAAGGATTGATGAAAATAGTGTAATTTATAAAACAAAATCGTCAAAAGGAATAATTATTGTTTTATTAAATTGTAATGAATTACACGCTCCTAATTTACATATTATTGCACCAGAGCCGTACAAATTAATATATTTGCCAATTTGTTTTTTAATTTTTTTTTGTGAAAATTTTGTACACGATAAATAATAATTTTTCGCATCAATCCAATTTATTTTAATATTATTTATACATAAATCACTTTGCAGTAAAAAATCCGGCGTAGATATTGCTCTACCATATAATTCCATTTGTTCTTTTAATAAATTTTCTTGTGTCTTGTATGCAATATTGTGCTTCTTTAAAATTCTCTCTATCCTTTTTTCAAATAATAAAGATTGTTCCAATTGCTTTTTTGTATCAATCAATGAAAAAACATCATTTTTTTTTGCAATTTTTATTTGTTCTAAATCATTTTGTGACAAATTTAAAATATTTTTATGAACATCTAAAAATGCATTATCAATATTATTTTTTATAAATCCTTTATTAATTAATATCATTTTTAGCATCATCACAGGGGGAAATTTATATATTTTTGATAATTTTAAAATATTGTTGGAATTGTATTTTTGTGTTATATTTGCGATATTATTACTTATTATATAATGTTGTTTTATTATAAGATTTTTTGTATACTCAGATCGGATTGAACGAATTGTTTTTATTGAGATTGATGGATATAATTTCAATAGAATATCTTTGTATTTCTTTCCAATTTTTCCAAATAGTTTTTTTTTATAAATTATTTCGTATACTTGTTTTTCAATTTCATGATTTAATTTGCGTAATATGATATTCACCATTAGAATACACGAGTAAAATATAAAAATTGATTATATTATTGCAAATTAAATAATAATAAATTATTTGAAAAATATAATGGGTCTCATTAGCATATTTATTGGTATGAAAATAATGAAATCTGATTATTATTATTATGAAGATAATGATGATATTTATGATGAAAATGGCAATAATATAAAATATAAATTTTTTAAGAAAAAAAAAGAGTAAAAAATATTATTAAGACTAAATATTCTTAATGTATCAAGTATTTCCTTTTGCATTTGTATTATAATGAAACAATTTGGTTTTGGTTCGGTTTAATTTACAAGAAAATGTATACAAGGATGCTTTATATTTAATAATAAATAATTCTATTTTTATAACAAAACAAAAATTACATACGGATAAAAATTGATATAGTTTTTCTATGATTTTAATTTAATCACAAAGTAAAATACATTTTATGGAAAAAATAAATTTGTTATATACAGAATTGAAAAAGGAGTTATTATTGCTTGGACATAAATGTATACATGAAGAAAATATTGGACTTAATTGGTGCCGCGAACCAAAATGTAAATTAGTCACGATGGAAGAATTAAAAATCGTTGAAAAAAAAAAGTATACAGAATTAAAATTATTATACGAAAAATTACGAAAATATCATAATTGTATCACGTGTTTATTATCAGAAAATGGTTCATATTTGAATTGGTGTGGCAATGATATATGCATATATAAAAAAAATAGTCGCGAACTAAATTTAATAAAAAAAATTTTGGATGGCGAACCATTGGTTTTTGCTGATGTTGCCGATGTTGAATGGTGTAAAATTAGTATTGAGGAAGATTACGCTAAAGGACAAATATATATTGAAAAGGTTAAAAAGTTGTTACATGATAATGGGCATATATGTTTTAAGTTGTATAGAGAATGTGATTGTTGTAATGGATTTGATATAAATTGGTGCAGAAATCCCGACAAATGCTTATTGAAAGAAAGTATTGATAAGCGCAACAATGATAATAAAATCTTATTGGAAAAAATAAAGGAACATAATTGTGTATCTATTATCGAATCAACGCCAAATGTAATAAAATGGTGTGGAGGAGAGGACGTTTGCGTGAATGCTGATGATTAGCTTTTATAAAAATTGAAAAATAATATGAATGTGACATAATATAATAAAATGAGCATGTGAATTATTTATTATTTTTTTGGAAATGAGATTTTTATGTATATTATGATATTTCCATGATTTTTGTGTTTGAATAAAGATGTTTGTGTTTGGATAAATCCGAAAATCCGAAGATCTCAATATGATATTGACCGGAGAGTTCGCCTTCAACTATAATGTCCTGTGACTCACGTCCAAAATTTTGATTTTTAATAACATTCACAGATCACAAATCTTTTTTTTTATTATGTATAAAAATTGAAAAATAATTATATATAAAAGTTTGCTATAACATTGAATATTATAATTCGTATGATAGCAAAATGTAAAGGATATGCAACAACATTAAAAAAATGTGAATATAAATCAAATGATAGTGGTTATTGTGATATTCATGAATATTTTTGTAATTTTTCAGATAAAGAAATATTGGACATTGTTAATAAAAAATCCACTATTCTGCAATGTGGACATTGTAAAAAATGGATGAGAGAAATAACCAAAACAAAAAAAATATGTTCGCATTGCTTGGATTGCACAAAAAACTCAAGAGAAACCATAAAATTAAGTTTTTTGAGATGTGATGTGATACTTAATGATGGAACACAATGTTCCAATGCATCGATTGAAACACGCGATGATAAGGAAATATGTGCAGTGCATTCAAAATATGATGAATTGTATTTTTTTCAAGATAAAGATGACCTGAAACAATGTTCAGCATGTAGAAAATATAAAAATATATTTGATGGTAAAATATGTGCAAAATGTAAACAAATATCTGCAAAAAATCGGAAAATATATGGTAAAAAACCACTGGATGTCGGATGTTGTGGTCATTGTCGAAAGTTTTCGGAAGAAATAACTGAAACGAATAAAACATGTTCAAAATGCAAAATAAATTCAAAAAACTCATGGAAAGCAAAAAAAACTACAAGACAAGAATGTGATGTTGTAATTTCAACAGGAGACAAATGTAATAAGGAATCAAAGAAAATAATTGATGGGAATCATGTTTGTGCTGTTCATTTGAGACACGGTAATTATTATTTTTATAAAGACAAAGATAATTTACAATTTTGCACATCATGCAATAAATATTTACCGCTAAATACATTTAATGGGGGTTTGTGTAAAATGTGCAAAATAAGAAGCGAGAAAGAAACTCCCAAAGATAAATTAGACTCATACAAATATGGTGCAAATTTACGAAAATATGAATTTTTTTTGGAAGATGAAGAATGTCACGCATATTTTTGTAAAATATGCGCAAAATGTGGTGGAGACAACAATGGCAAATTGATGGGAATCGATAGAATATTTAACGACAAAGGTTATATAAATACAAATTGTGAACCGTGTTGCACATTTTGTAATTTTATAAAAAGGGAAAATAACAATGATCAATTTTATGGAATGTCTGAGCATATTTTACAAAATCTCAATTTAATATCATCAACCGGAAAATCAAACCCATTATTATTTAAAAATCATAATGCATGTAATTTGAAAATATATAAACGTAGGGCAGATGCACGATCCTTATCATTTGAATTGTCTGACAATGAATTTGAAGTAATAAAATCTTTTGATTGTTATTTATGTGGTAAAATAAATACAAATTCTCATACCAATGGAATTGATCGTATTGATAATGATAGCGGTTATAAAATAGGAAATGTATTATCATGTTGTTATGATTGCAATATGTTCAAATGGACATGTAATATCGGTGAATTTATAAATAAATTATATCAAATACATTGTTTTCAAAATAAACTTGTTCCTCAATATGATAAACAACATATTGTTGTGAAAACAAATAAGTATATTGATGAGAAGTATACGTCATTGTTACATAAATTAAAATGTTAAATAAGAATTTTAAAAAATTGATAAATAATTGAAATATTACATAAAGACAAATTGGTTATATTCAAATATAATAAAATGGACAAAAAATGCAAAGTGAATGCGTGCAATAAAGAAAACTCTGCGAATTCAAAATATATTTTGGAATATATTTTATCAAAATTTAAATTAAGTAAAATATACGATGATTATTGTTGTGCCCATCAATTACAAGGGTGGTTTGATGAAACCATATTATTGGGTAAAAAAGCATGCTCTGGTTATAATCATTATGGATGCCGCGAAAGATTAAATTTAACTGAAAAATCAAAATGTAGAAATTGTTTAGATAAGGACAATATAAAAGATAAAAAAAGAAGAACAAAAGATACAAAAGATACAAAAGATACGAAAGATACGAAAGATACGAAAGATACAAAAGATACAAAAGATACGAAAGATACGAAAGATACGAAAGATACGAAAGATACGAAAGATACAAAAGATACAAAAGATACAAAAGATACAAAAGATGCGAAAGATGCGAAAGATACAAAAGATACAAAAGATACAAAAGATACAAAAGATGCGAAAGATGCGAAAGATGCGAAAGATGCGAAAGATGCGAAAGATGCGAAAGATGCGAAAGATGCGAAAGATGCGAAAGATGCGAAAGATGCGGAAAAAATAATGGCAAGTAGGGTATTTAATAAAGAAAATTTTGGGGAAAATTATACATATTTTGAAAGGAAAGCAAAACAAATACAAAGATATACTGGTGACGAATTAAAAAAAAATAAATACCGCAAATATTTAATGGATTTGAAAACATTAATACTGGAACACAATACATCAATACCAGAATTTGAATCTTTAAAATTATTGCTTTCTGATTTGGATAAAAAAAAATTATCGGAAGAAGAACTTAGACAAAAAAATGTTGAAAAACAAAGAAGATTCAGAGAAAATCATAAAAAAGATTAATTTTTTTATTAAAATATTAATTATAATTTAATAACATTATTGTCCTTTTCTCTAATAACGAAAATGTCCTTAATTGCTATAAGCCAAGCCACCCATGCCGCTCATGACACGAAGGACATTATAGTTACACGCGAACACATTAAGCACCGTTTCGGTGGTATAATTCAATGTTGCCAATGCACTAATGTTGTAACGAAGTGGATCTTGTGTCTTGTAATTGAGCTTTGTGGAGTCAATACGTGACATGTTCGCTGTTCCTGTTGGTTGATGTTGTTCTGGGTGAAGAGCGAATGAATACACGTTAATACCATCAGCTGGTGTTCGTGTGTGGTGTTGCCATGGTTGAACACAATTGAAGTACAATCCTTCACGAACATTGAAGCGATCATGTCCATTAAGAACGATGTTTCCTGTGTAAACAATGTTACCTGCACCATCGAGACGAGTACCATAATTGTATGGCATATTGACTGTAAAATCAGTATTAGCAGCACCAAATACGCGTCTGTCTGTGAATGCTGTTGTGAATGAAGATGACAACGGAATTGACAAATCTTCGAGGGCGAGAGTATGTGCATTGACAAACACATTACTAATGGAGACTGGGTCCCTCGTGCTATTGAAATCAACTTCAACAGTGACATCTGTTAATTTTGATCCCAATGTGACTGATCCGACTGTAAGTGGTGTGAGATTGACATAAACGGATTTTGCTGCTACAACAGCTGTGGCATTGACAGCAATAAATTTCCACACGTTTCCATTAATTGTCTGAGCAATCAATGGATCTGTTGCTGCATTAGCAAAAGTCACTGCAGTTGTATAATTTGTTGCATAGTCGCCAGTGTTTGAGACTGAAACCATGGATTTTGCGATGTTAACTGCTGCAACTTGTTTGGCAGCTGTCCAATCACCATTACCAGCATAGCATGTCACTGGTTGTGCTGAGAATGCACCGAGTTGATGTGCCCATACAAATTCTTTGCATGGGTGATTGAATGTCAATGAGAATGATTGATTTGATGTCATATTGGCAGATGTTGTTTGAGAAACAATATTTGTTTCGCCAGGATATTGGAGTTGTTCAATCAAATATTCATGACCAACTTGAGCAAAACGTCGGCGTTCTTCTGAATCAAGATAAACGTAATCGATCAACACACCAGCGCTTGTGTATGTCACACCGCTCAATGTTGGTGCAGCTCCTTGGTAGCAATACAAATTGGACAATGCTTCAAGTTCAAAATTGAAGCGAACATCATGGTATTGAAGAGCAATCAATGGAAGAGCCAAACCATAGTTACGGCAAAACCAAAATTGGAGTGGAATAAACAAATTGTATCCTCCGGCAATACCAGCAGTATTCATAACTGTGAGTGAATCAACATCACCGATCATCTTGCGATAACCGTCCTCGCGATCTTGTGTGTGTGTAAGTTCATACCAAATATCCAACCACACACCCCAATGTTTATCAATTGGAGCACCTCCAATTTGCATTTCAACAGTCTTGATCAAACTGTGACCAAGTCGGCGATTCCAAGCGATAGCACGGCATTTTCCTGATGTTGTTCCCAAATTTGATGGGATCAAATCGGGAAGTGCTACTCGAAGGAATGATTGCACTGCTAAATCTCCATTGCGCAACACTTGAACTGTTGGACGACCACCTGGTTTTGCTGTATCCATCGACAATTCAATACATTCAACTGAAAAGTTGGTGTGACGACGATATACAACTTTGAACAATGTTATTTGTGGATTGCCAGTAAGGTAAACATCTTGTGCACCATAGGCAACTAATTGTACGAGACCTCCTCCCATATGTTATAACTTATATTCAGAAAAAAATTTTTGAAAAACAACATTAAATTTATTATATATTTCCACGATTTTTTGCTTTTGTTCGTTCGCCATAATTATTACAATTGTTTACTTTTTTATAATTTTATTTAAAATTATTTTGTTTTTTTTAAATCAAAATAATGAAAAAACGCATATATTTTATTTGATACACTTACTACATGTGTTTTACAGAATTTAATAATTATTACAACCAATAAATAAATAATCCAATAATACATTCGTGTCCCGCTCAAATTCAAATAATTTATTTTTTTTTTTTTTAAAAACAAACACATTTTTTTGTGTCTGTTTCACTTCCCAACCTAAATTTATTGCATTATTTACTATTGATGATATTATTTGCATTTTTAAATTATGGTCATTATTCATTTCCATATATTTGTTAGTATATGTATTAACATTTTGAACATATACGCGAATGTGCGCAAACGCATTCTAATTGTAAAATTATAATAAACATATAAAGAAAATTTAATATTGATATAGTATAATATCATCACACTTATGTCTGTTATTAAGCACAAATCAACGCGTTTAAAACATTTGTCAATCGTGCGTACTCTTGATGAATTACACAAGGATACTTTATCAAAATTTACAGATAATTACAAAAGAATGGAATACATAAGCAAAACAAAAGATTTAATTATTGATTATTATGACAATACGTCAGGTTGTTATTATAATTCATCAATGACGAATCCAACAAATAATGATACTGTTAAACTCGATGATATTGTTAAATCCAATGAAAAAAATGCAAAAATAAATGCAGAAGATAAACATTTACAAAGTGCGGTTTCAAATGAATTAAAATATTGGAGTGAACAAAGTCAAAAAACGCGCAAAACAAAAAAACAGATAAAAAAAAGAAAAAATGACAATACTGTTAGAAATTGTAAATCAATTATTGAAATTATGAACGAATCAAACGCACAAAATAAAGATGATACGCAACAAAAAAATAATGTTATAGATATAAATACAAATATTAACAGGGCTACATGTCAAGATAAATATTTATGCATTATTGATAAAAATTATGCTTGCACAAGAGTGAAAAATACAAGACTTTTCACATGCCAAAATTGTGGCGTTGAATTATTTTTATCTGAAGGATGTTTAGTATGTAAAAATTGTGGTATGGTTGATTTTATTGTTATGGAAAATGAAAATGTAAATCACAAAGATTCAACAAATGAAAAGCAAAAATATCCTTATCGTAAAATAAACCATCTAAAAGAAAAAATCAATCAATTTCAATCAAAAGAGACAGCAGATGTTCCAGAAGAAATTTATAATAAAATTTATGCCGAATTAAAAAAAAAACGCATACGTCCAGAACTTGCACTACAACGCGATATAAAGGATATTCTCAAAAACCACAGACTTACAACATATTATGAACATTTACAACAAATTTATTGTAAAATAACGGGAAAACCACCAATAGTATTATCAAAAGAAATAGAAGAAATAATCATAAACATGTTTCAATCAATGCAAGAATCATTTCAGCGTCATTGTCCCAAGGGACGTTCAAACTTTTTAAATTATTATTATGTATTGAATAAAATGTTTAAAATTATAGGCTTGTATGATTATTCCGAGTTTTTTACATTACTAAAGAGCAAAGATAAATTACGAGATCAAGATGCTATTTGGTCAAAAATTTGTAAGGATCAAGGATGGACATTTCATAGTAGTTTGTAAAGTAAATAATATTGTAATTACAACAATATTATATTATTAAATTTTGCACTTTTAACGAGTTTCGGCATACACAAAGATCGTTCCTGTCGAACCTGCAATTTCACGGAATCCTTGAACTGACGGGTCCAATGTGCTTTCTGGCAAAACTGAAATTGGATCATTTCGCATAAATGCATTTTGATGTTGATATTTAATGCTTGCCGCAACTGGATTGTAATACAAATATGTTGCTTGTGTGCGTCCAACTGTTGCATCTGGTGGACATACAACGATAGATGAACATCCCAATGATGCGAATGGATGATTGCTCAATTTATTAAGTACTGTTACTGATCTCAAAAGGAAGAATTTATTACCAAGATTCATTGTTGGTTCAAAAATCAATTCAGTTGAATTCACATTTGTCACACTTGTCATTGTTCCTGGAAGAGCCATGTATTTAAAGCAAACATCCAGATTTGTAAAGTTCACTGATTGATAACGGCGATTTGCATAAAAGAAAATTGCTTTATCACTGTGAATAACTGTCATATTCTTTGGTACAATCATTTTATTTTCAATAAAAAGTGTGTTTTGTGAAAGTGCTGCAGTTGACAATCTAATTGATCGTGATGGACCACCTCCAAGTGGATTCACTGGAAGACGAATATTGATGACTGGGGTATTAATAAATGACAATCGTGACACTCCAAAATTTGTGTATCCCATAATGCCACCACGATTCAAAAATGATGACAATTGTGTAAATGTTGGACGCAACGAGAAAACAGCCAATAATTTACGAAGAAGCATACCCTCATCATTTGCATTGTACAAATCTGGGCTATCAAAGTAAATCCAATCATATGAATTGAGAATATTTACCAATCCTGATACACCATCGTCTGCGCCAAAATCATTCTTGGAATAATATTTACCTTCTCGCAATTTGAGAACATTTTTGAACAGTTCAATTTGGACTTTATAACGTTTGAGCAAGTTTGAAATCGGCGACTCTTCATTGAAATGATTGAGTGCATTTGGATCACGGGCTATATCCCAAGATAATTTAAAGTCAGATTCAATTTCCAATTGTGATCCTGCAGCTCCCATTTTTGGAGCGTATTTTCTCAAATATGGAGCTGCGCGATGAACCACCATGCGACCAATATTTGTATACAACATACGATGCTCAAGAATTTCGATTGTTGGCAAAAAGAGCGCAACAATCAATGGGTGAATAAATATATTCACATTATCTTTTTTCTCATCAAATCTTCCAGAAATAGCTTCTGGTGCACAATCGCGATACAATGAAATATTTGTCTTAATAGCAGCATGCAATGGTTTATTTAATTCATATAATTTAGCAATTTCATGCAATGTTTCTTGATCTTGTGCCTTAATATCCAAAATAAGTCCGGGGACTGATGAAAATCCAAGGAATTTTGACATATCCGTATATTCCATTTCTTGGAATGGAAGATATGGACGATCGGTGTCACCCCTCAAAACGTGATTTTTAAACGCATCGCGTTCTGCTGGTGTAAACCCATATTTATCTGCATATTTTAATCCTTTCTTGATCAATTCTGGAATATCCAATTGACCATATTTTTGTTCCATCTTATCAACAAACTTTTTAATTAATTTGCGAATCCTATGACGAGATTCATCAATTTTTTCAATTGTCGCACTAATTTCTTTTTCATCTTTTTTTTCTGCACGCATGATTGTGGCAATCTGTTGCGTGGGAATACCACTGACAAGGTAGTATTCAATGTCGTCGTCCTTTCTTTCGTTGGAACGTGAACGTGTTTGATTCTCCATTTATAATTATATATTAGAAAAAACAAAATTTAAAATTAAAAATATATTTTTTTTTAATTTCTATATTTGCGCATAATTTTTATCACAACCCACTCGGTCCATCAAATCTATATTCATTTGAAAATTTACCATATGCTATACATCCTTTTGTCCATACGTATTCCAAAAATTCATATGGATCACACAATGCATATTCTTTTTTGCCAGATTTATCGTCATAAATAAATCCAACACCATTATATTTTGTTCCATCATTGTTGGGTGCATTACAATATTTTAATTCCAAATTCTCCAATTTCCAATCATCATTGACTTCATACAAAGATACAATGAATATTCGATCTATATCCTTTTTTGCAACAAATTTATGAATATAACCAACATTTTTATCATTTGCCATATCTTTACAATTTGATATGCGTTCTGCCGCACTTTGCGGATCTGTTGAAAAAAACGCAGACAAATAGCTCTTCTCCTCTGAATTAATCTTTATCTTAATTGGATCAAATTTATCTCTATCAGGTGACGAAAAATATAATTCAGTTCCTTTTTTTATTGTGTGTGTCGTCATATGACTCGTTTGTGGTTGATTATTTCCATCATCAACACCTTTTCCATCAGTTATATCACTTGGATCAACATATTGTCCCTGATTTAATTGTTGTTTTTGCCCTTGTTTTTGCTCTTGTTTTTGCTCTTGTTTTTGCTCTTGATTTTGCTCTTGATTTTGCTCTTGATTTTGTTGTTGTTGTTGTTGTTGTTGTTGTTGTTGTTGTTGTTGTTGTTGTTGTTGTTGTTGTTGTTGTTGTTGTTGTTGTTGTTGTTCTTTCCCACCTGTCATTGTCCAAGACAACGTATCAATGTCCGACTCAGAATTTATTATATTTTTAGCGTACATGACATAATTTTTTGTTGTTTTTTTAAATAAATTTTGACTGTGCATTTATTATATAATAATACTTTATATTTTTGCGTATGCATATATAAAAAATATGAAATATTATACACAATAATGAAAAAGAATGATCGATGGATACAAATTCCAACAATTGAAAAAAAAAAAAAAGACAAAGACAAAGACAGAGATAAAAAAAAAGAATATCTTACAAAAATAACAAGTCCATTTACCAAAACATCATTCATTGATGATCAAAATAATAATTTGAAAAAAATATTATGTGAAAATATGATTTATAATGGTGAATGCAAATATGATAAAAAATGTTTGTATGCTCACACTATTGATGAACAAAATATTAATGAAAAGAGAAAACATATATATGATCTAATAGATTCCACAGATGATTTATCACATATTGATTTAAAAAAAGATTATACGTTATATAAATCATTACTTGAATTAACAAAAATGTGCAAAAAATGTATAACAAATGTTTGTATTGGAGGATATAATTGTAAATTGGGATCATGCGTCACAAAATATTGTATATGTGGTAATGATTTAAATAATGGCTTTTGTAAATCGTCAAAATGTGAGTATGTTCATTTGTCAAAAAGAGGACTAAAACCATATTATAAAAAAGATAAAAAACATAAAAAAAACAGTGATAATTGTACAAATGGTACAAATAGTTCAAGTAATTCAAGTAATTCAGAAGATTTATCATCCGTTGAAATTACTTATAAAATTGACGATGTTATAGATATCTTTGATGATATACACATTAGTGATGATGATAATTTGATTAATAATGATACGAATTGTATTATTGATAATTTTGAAATTATGTGTGAAAAATCCATATTTGTGTAAAAAATGAAATGTTATTATTATGGCTTAAAATAATAATAATAATATAAAAAATTATGTGTGATATGATTGAATGGACTGAAAAATACAGACCGAAAAAAATAAGTGAACTGATTGGGAATGATATGGAAATAGACACTATAAAAAATTGGCTTGACAATTATAATAAAAATAAAAAAATACTTTTGGACAAATATGAAGAAACAAAAAATAATGATAATAATAAACAAAAAAAGAAAAAAAAAAATAAAAATGATGTCGAACCAGAACTCGAACAGGACCAAGACTCCGAACTTGACAAAGATATCAATAATGAAAATTATGATCTAAACGATGTTGAATATGATGAAGTTTCAATAGATGATTACATATCAAAACCACAAACAAAAAAAAAAAACGAGAGTTCAATTTTGGTTTTGGGAAATCACGGAATAGGAAAAACGACTTTTGTTGCAACAATTCTTCGGGAATTGGGATATGACGCTAAATTTATTAGCATATATGATTTATCATCAAACAAAAACACTATCAATGAAATAAATAAAATAATGATGGGTACAAATATTTTTGATAGTCTCAATTGTATTTCTGATAAAAAAAAAATTGTTGTGATTGATGAAATTGAAAAAATAACGTCACAAACAGAAAAAAAATTCATTGAGAATTTTCTCAAAGCAAATGATAAATTTATGTATTGTCCTGTAGTATACATTTCTAGTTCAAAACATTCAAGAACCATAACTTTGATAAAGAACTACTCGTTAACGATTTCCATGAAACCTCCAACATTGGACTATATGAATGCTTTGTTAAAAAAAATTTTGGTTGGTGAAAAGCTTAAATTTGATAACAAAACAACAATAGAAAAAATAAGAGATCATGCACAATTTGATTATAATAGACTTTTGCATATTCTTTACGATGTTCGAAAATTTTCGAACACACAAATATTAACGTCCGCTACTTTAGATGATTATTTTGAATCATCAGCAAAAAAAAACGCTGATATTGAAATATACAAAAGTTCTGCAGAATTGATATTAAAATATAAAAATATGGATGAATGCTTAAGGATTTATAATGGTGAAAAGGTTATTATTCCACTTATGATACAACAAAATTATCCAAAATGTATAACAGAATTAAAAAATAACAATAAAGACAATTTGGATTTATTAAGCAAGCTATCAAATAGCATTTCTTTTGGTGATATTGTTGAAAATTATATATTCAGTGAGCAAGATTGGGATATAAAAAATGCCCATTGTTTTTATACTTGTGTGATTCCATCATTTGAACTCAGTAATATTGATATGGCTTCAAACGTTGATAAAATGAGATATTTTCTGGATTTTCCAAACGATCTAAATAAAACATCAATCAAAAAAATCAACAAAAGAAATGTTATAAATGCAAATGCTTTTTTAAAAAATATGTCTATTGGCGATTTTATGTTTGCAAATACCCTAACAAAAAAATTAATTGATGATAAAAAAATAGAAGAATGTTCAAATATTTATAAGAGCTATGGTGCAAAAGCTGATACTATTATTTCTGTCTTAAAAATTGATAAAATAGATGTAGAAAAAAATCAATGTCCGACCAACATCAAAAAAATTTTTAATAAATTTTTATAAAATTTATATTTAGAATTGTGTTATCTTACTGATCAAATATGAAACAATGTATTTTTTTTTATCTTTGTGTAAAATTTCATAAACGAGACCAATTGACTTTGATACAACACAGCAATATTTTAACATCATCATTAAATCATCATTATTAATATAAAACGTATTATTCTTTACGCAATATCTTAATACTTCCATAAATTCAACATCATCATATTTTTTTTTTATTATTTTTTTTTCTATTTTTTTTATTTGTTTTTTGTTATTAAAAAACAATGCTTTATTTTTTGGTGAAATTTTATCACCCCAAAAAAAAATAGAACTTTCAACATCATAAAAGCCAATAATCATATACTCTCCTGATAATATTTTTTCCTTATTCTCTGATAAAATTGATAATTCGCTTTTATCATTATCTTCTGATATTATTGTTTTTGTATTTTTCCCTTTTATGATTGATGCTATTTCTTTTGTATTTTTTTCGTATGTTTTATTTATATATTCGTTGTATTTCATTATATTTGTTCCATAAATATATTATCAATTAAATATAATTAAATAACATAAAGATGACTAATGTTTTTGTTATCAACAATATAGAATATAAAGGAGAATTTATATGGAGAAACTCGCAAAATGAAAAAACATACGATGATGATAATCATTTATTATTATATCCAAAACATAATGATGAAATTTGGGAAAACTCAAAATATTTTATTGAAAAATTATATGACATTGAAAATAAAATAATAACATCATTTTTGGAGCTACATACACAAAAATTACAAGAAAATAAAAATTGTTTGTTGTGCAATAAAAAAAAAATAGGCAAACGTAAATTTTTCATCAATGGATATTTATGGGAAGATAGCATGAGTCATTATATTAAAGCACATAATTGTGTTCCATCCGATAAATTCACTAATTTTATTTTTAGCTTTGATTTTAAAAAAATAATGCCCATTAATTTATTAGGTCGTATATCACATGATGATAATGATTTACAATATGTTAAATTAAGCAAAAATCAATTATTAATTTTGGATGCATTAATGAAACATGGCGGATATTCAAAAAAATATTATGATTCAGATAACAATGTTATAAGATATTCTGAACATGCAGGTTTCTTAGAAATAAAAAATAAAATTATGTATGATGTTACAGTTTCAGGAAATACATTGCGCGTTGATATGGGAGATGAGGAAATATTTTTACCAACAAACATGCCAGAATTAAAAAAATATCATTATATTTTTCATACTCATCCACCAACTCCCAAACCAGGCGGAAGATCAAATGATGGAATTATTTACGAATTCCCAAGTGTCGGCGATATATTGCATTTTATTGAACATTATAACAATGGTAAAACGATAGGTTCTTTGGTGATGACACCAGAAGGATTATACGTAATACGAAAAAGTATTCATGATAAACAAAAGATAGAAATAAATCAGAATGACTTATACATGGATATGAAAAAAATAATAAAAGAAATACATTTTGATTCTGTAAAAAAATATGGTAATAAATTTAATACATATACATTTTACACAAAAATTATGAGGGATAAAACATTTATAAATAGATTAAATAAAAAACTAAACACATTTTTAATACATATAGATTTTTTTGAAAGAAAAAAAGATTTTAGAGGTGCATGGGTGGTGACTGATGTATACATACCCATTTATGAAAAATGATCATTCTTTTTTATATTTTTGAAATACCACCAAAATGATTCTATTATATTTATTTTTCCTTTTGTATCAAACTTTCATATTGTTCAAGTTGCTTAATGAATCCCTCATTTGGTTTTACTTGTGCTCTTGAATTTTGAATCAAACTTACTGCACTTGTGGCAGTATAATTTTTTTTACTTATTAACCATGCTGCTATTAATGTAGAACTTCTAGAAACGCCACATCTACAATGAACTAATACTTTTCCATGATTCGCAATACAATCATCAATGAATTCGGAACATTCATTAAAATGTTTATATATTTCACTATGCGAGCGATCAGAAATATCAACCATATAATACGTGAATAAATCTGGATACATTGGCTCCACGCCCAGTATAGCAGTGACAATATGAGTTATACCAATTCTTTTTAATTCATCAGTATTACATGCCGATGAAAAATCACCAATGTATACAGAATCGCAAACTTTATTTATTTCAAATTTGCTAAATTTACTTATTTGCGGTTGCGTATATGATGACATTTTACCATATCCCCACAAAGCATATTCTTCAAACAAACGCAAACCAGATAAAGCATTGTTATAAAGATCCAAAGTCATAATATGTATATTTGGTATATAAAAATATTTTATTCCTGAACTAACAAAAACACCGAAATGTTAATAATTTCAATTTTTATATAAATATATTTATTCTCATTATATAAATATATCCGTTCATGTCCGAAATAAATTTTTCGAATATTAAAAATACTGTTGTATTACATCCAGTTATGACCCTTGCTGTTTTAGCCATTGTTGCTGTTATAGTGGCACACGTTTCACCATCAAATACACCCGACTCATTGAACAACATATCCGATTATATTTTTGCTCATCCAATGTTGGTAATTGGGTTATGTGTAATCATTTTAATTGCTTCACAATGTTCATTTGATGAAAAAATGTCAAACACATCATCACCAACAATGTTAAATGGATCATTTTATGATCCACGAGCATTTCAACAAGCCATTGCTGACGGTGCAAAAAAAGAAAATTTAGTTGGATTAAATCAATTTGTTGAACCTCCATGGTCAAATGAAGTAGGTCCAAAAGGTGCCAAATATGGTGATATTGATGCATTGCCTCCTGTTGATAAGGGTTTAAATTATAATTTATGCTCGAAATCATGCTGCAGCCAACAGTGGCCCGTTCCTTTTGATTTAAAACCAGACCCATTGGTTGAAAAAGGTGCTAAAGATTTTGTTCCATCATCATACATGTGCAATAATGCATGGCAAGATTCTGGATGTTTGTGTATGACAAAAGATCAATCGCAATTTTTAGCTAATCGTGGACAATCCAATAACCAATAAAATTGATTTTTTTTACATAAAAATATAAGTTTATAAATAATATTAAACTTATGTCTTTTGATAATGTTTCGCCATTAAGATATCCTGGTGGAAAAACTCGTGCGTGCAAAGTTCTTGATGGAATTTTGAATGATAAATTCGATCTAAAAAAATTCAATACTGTTGTGTCGCCATTTTTCGGTGGTGGATCTTTCGAGTTTTATCTGCAAAATAAATATAATTTTACAATTGTTGCAAATGATAAATTTTTACCATTGTATACATTTTGGAATGTCGTAAAAAATAAAAATGATGATTTGTGTAAAATTTTACACAACAAAATAGATAATATCAATAAAAATGATTTTGTCAATTTGCGCAATAAAATAATGAATGAAAAAGATGATTTAAATTGTGCAATGATGTATTTTATTATAAATCGTTGTTCATTCAGTGGTGCAACATTATCAGGAGGATTTTCACTCGAATCATCAAAAAAACGATTTACAAAATCATCAATTAGTAGACTACACAATTTGAAATTATGTAATTTTTCAATAACCAATCTTGATTTCGATAAATTTATAAATGTCAATGTTGACGAAAAAAACTTGTTATTTCTGGACCCACCATATTATCTCGAAAAAAATTCAAAATTATATGGTAATAATGGGGACATGCATGAAAATTTTGATCATGATAAATTGTATACTTGCCTAACTAATAAAAAAAATTGGATAATGACATACAATAATTGCGATTATATAAAAAATTTGTATAAAAAATATATAATCATAGAGACTAATTGGAGTTATGGAATGAACAAAACAAAAAAATCATCTGAGATTGTTATTATTTGTCTTGATAAATGAGATTTTTGGGCAATTTATTTTTATCGTCAAGTGTATACTTTGATTTTTCCAATAATTTTATATTTTTAGGTTTACATGCTGCCATCACCGACATTTTGCAAAATCCATCCTTGTCTTTTTTTGTATGGATTTTTATTCTTATTCTCATTTGTTGTTCTAATTCAAATTTTGGAACATCAAAATTACATACATCATTGTCCAAATAATATAAACCATAATCACTAATTTGAATATATTGACATTTTTTATGCGTATATATTTTTTGTATTGTATCATTTGGAATTTCAATGTATACATCATTCCATTTCTTTGTACCTTTTTTTATTTTTGTCCATTCTTCATGAGTAATTTTTTCATTCATAAAACATGGTATATCGTTATCAAAAAGATTCACATTATTTATTATGTCATCAAATATTTTTGAACTTTCTTTTGGTATTTTTCCATTTTTTGATGATTTCCATAATTTTGTTTCAATATTATATTTTATTGAACATTGCATCCAATCTGGTGTTTTGCATTTTTTTATTTCTATTCCAATATCATTTTTATCTTTGTAATTACATTGTATATCATTTATACAATTTGATCCGCCAAGATCTACGCTTTGTTGAGTATTGAACTTTTTATTATTCAATAAACAATTATTAACCACTTCAAAAATTTTCTTTTCATAATTATTCCCACTTACAGAGCATTGTGAACCTTTTGTTTTTTTATCGCTATCGCCCATTGATATACTGTACAATATTAATATAATTGTCAAAAAATTACTTTTTTCACTTTTTTATAAAAAATGAAAAATATATCTTTTATACAGCAAATATTTTTGTTCAATAAATATCTTACTTATATAATTGTTCATAATCAATGAACAAACGTGTTCGCAAGAAAATTAATGCATCATTCAAAAAGAGAATAATGTTAGAAAAAAAAACAATGAAATTTCACTTTGGAAAACAGAAAAAAAAACTTTTATCTGATTTTTCCGATCACATATTATACTTGTTGACCGAGAATCACATGCCCAACAAAAATAATTATGTATTTGTTTTGACAACGGAAGATATTGATCGAAGTTATGGCGACTTTATAACAACGCTGAAAATTGCAAAAATAATTTATGATAATATCCCTCGCGCAAATATAATAATATACATGCACGATAAGAATTCTTGCAATAAATTTAAAAATTTATGTTCTAATTTCGATACATCATTTTTTACAATAGAAAATGATATTCAATATATCCACAATATATCATATTGTGACAAATATAAAAATTATAAAAAAATAGTTTTGTACTGCGCAACTCCTCCAAATTATAACTACTTTCCAAATTTCGATCCAATTTTTATTGATGAATATAACGGATGGCGCAATCTCGAATTTTGTCATAATTTTTCCAATTCTCTTGTGTTGGAAATTGGAAGGACTGATTGCGTTCCTTCCAAATGCCATAGCAATGTTTATTGTGGCGGATTGATTTTTGATTTGCCATTTTCTAATCGTGACTTGATACGAACCAATAATCCTCTTGATCAAGTAATTGATTTATCTGTTCCATATTATTGTGGATATGTGTCACATGTTAATGATACAAATTCGTTATCACTGTCCCTTTTTGTTTTGACAGTTGCAGTAAAAGAATATTTATCAAAAAAAAAAATAAATGTTTCAATATTATTTTGTATGGACAACATGATCGAATTGATCAATCCGTCAATAAATTAAGCAAAGTTCACAATCTTTTTCCGTCATTTTTATTATTCAATTTCAAACGCAATAAAATTATTTTGAATATTACAAACGATTCTTTTCATTCAGTTTGCACCATTTCAATTTATGATTCGCCATTATCGTTAATTCAATCGTACAAAATCATGAGCGATTCGATGGAAATTGTTCATGTCACAGGAGATAATAGTTTGGTGGAAGCCATCAATCTAAAAAAAATATTTATATATCAACTGCAAAGTTGGAAATTTAATTTAATGTTTAATATTATTGTCTGTAAATTATCTACAAATAGTAAATTATCTATAAATAGTGAATCACACACTGAAATTTTTATTGATGAAATCTTTCGTGCGCAATTTGTGAATTTACCACGTTCTGAAGTACTAATTTTATTCAAGCAATTATCAACATTATTACTCAATCATTTTGATTCTATTCGTGATAAATATGCTGAATTATCTGATTTATTAAAAAATCATTATGATGTGCAATATATGCTTTTGGGTATGATAGAAAAAATAAAAATAACTAAATAAAATCATTTTTATTTTTTCTGTATACTGCACCAACCATTATCGCGTTCCAATATTTTTTTCTAAATAATTTTTTTTTTTTGTTCAATTCTTTTGATATTTTCACATATGTATTTTTTTTATTTCTCATTCGACATATTCTTTTTATTATTTCTTGCTCTTTATCATTTTGTCGCAACTTGCGAATACCATTTGGCGCGAAGTAACTTTCATACCCAAATGGTACTCTGCCAAAATGCCATCCCATACGCTTTAAATGCTTATTTATTTTATTTATTCTATCAGACAATTCATTGGAGAAGTTCTCTGCGGTTTTCAATTTTATTTGCAATTCGCGTAAATTTTCATTTGAATCTATTTGTTCATCAACACTTACAATATTTATTTTTTTTGCTTTTAACAATTTTACAAAATTCCATCCACGAGTGTAATTTCTCGCAATACGACTCGTTCTGTATACAACCAATGTATCACCAGATTTCATGTTTTTACATAATTCCTCAAGAGACTCTTTATTTTTAAAAAATCTTGCGCTTTTTCGTTCCTTTAATGTTTTTTTAACAGTGATTTTGTTTTTTTTACAGTATTGTTTACAAATTTTATATTGATTTATCAATGATTTTGATCCTTGCGACTTTTTACTTTGTCTGCAATATATATATCCATTACCAGAAAACATGCTTGTTTTATATAAGATTTACACAACTAATATAAATTTTTATGGATAGAAAATTTAACGTTCAATTTTTTACGCGCTATAACATAAAATATTTTTACGGATATATTTTCATATGCAAAACAACAATAATGATACCGTTGCCAATGCTACTGAAAACAAAATAACATCGTGCATTTTTCCATGTTTTGGAAAATCCCTGGTTGATGCAAGAGATATTTATTTTGATTTATTTGTCAGAATTACATCACCATTGTTTTTTGAGGGATTTCAGTCTGTTTTTGCAAAAGCTGTTAGTTATGAACAAAAATATGATGAAGCCACAAAAAAAAATAGGGAAATTGAAAACCCTGGCATTGATAATTTGTTCAAGCATTTTTTATTGTCATTTAAAAAAATGTCAAATGTAAAAATAGAGGAGGAAACACAGCGAATACGAGCAAATTCACAATGTGCTGACTTTTTTGATGATTTAATAAAAGTTATCGTAAAAAGCCACATTGTTATTCTCACATGTTCGGCAAAAGATTCCAAGCTGATAACCGAAAAATTTCATGAATCAGTCGACATTAAATTATTCATACACAAATGTTATATTGAGATAGCCAAAATATTCTACAACAATCCCAAATTATTTTACAGCAGTGAATCATTGGCTACAAAAAATTCAACACAAGCAATTAAATGCGATCGCGAAACTATATTTAATAATATTCGTGCTGGTATTAAATCTGCTTTGATTCAAACATTACCAATGCGACAAATTATTGATGAATATTTGAATACATCAGTAGCTGACGTTAATAAACAATATATGGATAACATAAAACAAATGATATCGCATGATATGGGGAAGATTGATAAGGATAATGTAAATCTTTTGGAAAATTCCGAACAAAAAAACACATTGCTTCAAGAAACGAAGCAACATGATGATTTTGATTTGGATTTGAAAGATTTTATTTTTGGACGCAAAATAGTCGACACAATAGAGAATACAAAAAATGAACAACCAAAAAGTGAATTTGATAAAAGTACTTTTGAAAAACATGTTTCACCATCAAAAAATGAAATTTTATCTGTATCCAGCAATACACGAAAAATAAAAGAAAATGATATCAATGCAAATATAAACGCAATTTTTAATAAATCGACAGTTACAAAAAAAAATGATAATGATACAATATTAACAAATGCAATTAAATTGGCAAATAAACAAGAAAAAGAATATCACCAAGAACAAAAGGAAGAACCAAAAGAAGAACAAAAAGAAAAACAAAAGGAAGAACAAAAGGAAGAACCAAAAGAAGATACAAAAGAAAGACAAGAAGAAAATCCATATGAAATAAATATTGATAGAACATTAAAGAGAAATAATGATAATCATTTTAGCGATTGATTTATTTGATTGTTTTATTTACGCTAATTGAAAAATAAAATATATCAATAATTATATAATACAATGAACTTTTGGGATATTATTCAAAACCCTATTATAATTGGTCTGTTTGTTGGTGTTGTAGTATACATGTATATTAAATGGAAAAATGATAAGGAATATAAAAAGAAGAAAAAGCACAATTCAAATGCAAAACAAAAACAAGTAAATCTTCTTATTCCAGCAATCGCATTTATTATAACAGTAATAATAGCACATTTTTATTTGTCAAGCGGTGATAAATTTACTGAGTTACAAAATTTGAATCCAAAAGAACAAAAAAATTATAAATTTATTAAAGAAATGACAGAAATCAGCGAACCAAATTCATTCAACTTGATATCAGCAGGTATTCAAATGCCAAATAATCTACCAGAAATTTTGTTTGAATTAAATTAGTTACTTTATAAAATTTATTTATTACAAATAAATTTTAGCAAACATACAAATGACATGTTGGATAAACCAAGCGATCGGATTTGCTCAATAATATTGGTTCTCCAAATGGACCCTGCAATGTTGTCGCCACTTCAGAACGGACTATTTTTGTTTCCGGTACAACTCCGCTGGTTGTCACAAGAACAGGTCTTCGTACTTGAACAACAGGAATGGGATCGGGATCAACAAATACCGGTCTTACAACAGGAAATGGAGATATTTGCGCTGGTATAAAAGGGATTACTTGTCCATCATCAAGTTGATCATATGCTCCATCAATAAATGTAATCATAATATATATATATATAGAGTTATTATTTTTTATACTTTTTATTTTCTTTTTAATTTTGTATTTATATTGCGTTTATACATAAAAAAATAATTACATACACAATTATAAATGCAAAAAGAAAATCGTATTATGATTGATAGTTTGGATGATGATCCAGAAATTCCGGGACAAGAATTTGTGTCAGTATCATTCCTTTCACCAAATGGGTTATTGGATAAAAATGTTTATGGATTTAAAGTGCGACGAGCACATGAAAAAGAAAAAACATCGCAAAGTGAATTAACAAAAATTGCAAAATTAGATAGGGATTTTGATGTGTGGAGAAATAAAATGGGTTCTTGGATGTATTGGGATCCGCCGGAAGATTTTGTCGAAGATGAAATTTATCGTGATGAAAAACAAAATAAAATTATGAAAAAAGCACATGAAGGAGAATTAAAAAACAGCAATAAAACTATTGATTTGGTTATTAAAAAACAACAACAGGATAAAATTGTTAATGATTCAAAAATTGTTTTTGAATGTGGAAATGAAGATTATTTGGATGAAGATCCACCAATTCAAGGACAAGAATATGCTTTGGTATCATATATTGCTCCCGAATATGTTGAAAACGCCAAAGCTTATTATGTCAAGGTGAGTGGTGTATACAAGAGTTTACTCGAAGCAGACAAAGCAGGAAAAAAATTGGACTCAATTGATTCACGATTTAGGCGTTTTGCGGTTCCTGTTGGAAAATGGACATTGTTTTTACCGTCACATAAATATTATGCTTCAGGAAAAAATAATGCTGTATTTACACCAGAAGAACAAAATAATGCTTTTAAAGTTTTAAATGAATTGGCTGGACGTTATAAAAAACGCCTTGAACAAAATGCAAAAAAACATGAAAAACGTGTTGAAAATGATATGGTTGAAATGGCTCGACAACACAAGATCAATGAAACAAATAATAAATCAGAAACAGAAAACGAAAAAGACGCAACAAATGACACAAAATTACAAGAAATTAAATCAGTTGTTAAAGATGATGTCATGAATCGCCTTGATAAAAAAATAGAAGAAATAAAACAAACAAAAGAGCAACAAGAACAAAAACCACAAAAAATAAATAAATTCGAAAATTTAAACAGAGATAGATCAACATTGATGAATAATTTGCATAAAAAATTAGAAGATAAAAAGCAACAAATAAAACAACAAAATGCCAGATATGCACAACAAACAACATCATTATCAGCATCGGAAAATAATGATAAAAATATTGTTGCACAATTTGAAAAAATGAAGGAACAATATAATGAATTAAAAAAATAAAATCAAAAATATTTTTATAGGATGGCTTCCAGAAAAATAATATTGTTATCAATATTGTTCCTTGGTATTATGTTGATAATTATAAATTTGTTTACAAATTATAATGAAATAAAACCACGCGTTGAATATAAATATATAGATAAATCATTAGAACAAACACAAAATGAAGAATCAAGCGTTAGTGATATATTTGGGAATATGTTTGCTGATCAGTCAACATGGGTAATAAGTTCTGCTAATTTTGATAGAAAAAAACAAGCAGAAATAAATAAATATTTTATCAGTCAAGCATAGTATTTTTTTATTATACATCATTCATCATGATGCATTTTTTTTACGACAAGTTTTTTGTTTGCTATTTTTTTTTTATCAAATTTGTCTTCAATACATCCACTGCTTATCATATTATTTTTCAGAATCCATTTTGGATCATAATTGTCTGTGTCAAATTTTTTATATTGTGATCCTCCCAATTTTGTTGTCACATTTGAAAAATCAGGTGCCTTGTAATACATAACTTTATCCAAAAAGTTGTTGCGAATTCCACGATTAATAATTACCATACATCCATAATCTGCGGTTAATTGAGAAAATACTTGCCTAAATGCTTCGAAATTAGGAAACATACCGGCATAATGCTCAAATAAACGTTTTTGAATTGTATATGTATCATCAGCCAATAAAAATATATAATCAAAATTCACGCGCAATTCTGGCTTAATACCCAATGGATATTGCATTGTTAATATATACATAATTTCATAATGCCTACCATTGAATAATAGTTCCGATATCATTTTGTCTTTTGCCCAATTGCCCTTGTCCGCCAAACAATCATCCATAACAATAAATGCTTTGCAATTTGTTTTTTTCCCTCTTTTAGCTCTCTCTTTTGCCTTTTCTATAATAAATACTTGTCTTTGAAGTATACGTTTGACCAATTCACCATTAAATTCATAATGAACATATGTATCGGGCACAAAGCTACTATAAAATTTATTCATTCGGTCTGTTGGTGCTATAACAACCCCAACTGGTATTTTTTTTGAATAATGATGCAATATTGCTCTAACTACCCAACTTTTCCCTGATGCACGTTTTGCTACCATCATAATAGATGCATGATCGACCATATCAGTTAGCATAAATTTTTTTATAGGAATTGTATTGGATTCACCCTTGTAATCGAGTTTAACTATGGGTTTTTGTTCTGACATTAAAAATATACAACTATATATTTTTATATATTTTGAACGCAAAAATTATTATTAAGCATACGGAGTATGCCCATAATGATCATTTGATGCTACATTTACACTTAGCCATGTTGAATATAATCGCCCGTTTTTCCATGCCATACCCAAATGTCCAGTATTTGAATCATTTATTATTCCATAGCTTTTATTTTTTGATTTTACATAATCATACAATTTATCTCCAATCATACCATCCACTGCCGAACCTGTCGCTGCTTGAGTACCAAATGTCATATTTTGTACAGTTATTGTTCTATGATTATTTTTAATTTATATTTGAATTATTTCATAATATAAATGATTCACTATCATGCATGCGGGATAATGAATCATTTATTTATATTATAAAATAATAATGTTAACGGATGAACAATCTGCATATGTTTATTTTAAGGACAATGTATGCACAAAATTACTGGCTACGGCTGGTTCTGGTAAAACTCACACAATAATAAAAAAGCTTGAATATTTGATATCAGAAAAAATATTTAAAGAAAACGAAATTTTAATGCTAACATTTTCCCGTTTTACACGAGACGATTTTATAAACAGAATTAAAAAATATAATATACAAACAATTTCATTGGATTGTATAAAAACAATTGATAGTTTTGCAAAAACTATTATTGATCCAAACAATGAAATTGATGTTTCTATTTTATCATATACATTTATGATATATCTTGAAGAATCATCATCAAAAAAAATAAGATCAAATAAAAACTTAAAAAACATCAAGGCAATTTTTGTTGATGAAGCTCAAGATTTGAATTATACGCAATATCGTATTTTAATGTTATTGAATGAAAAAAATAAAACAACAATTCATCTAATTGGTGACCCAAACCAAAACATTTTTCAATTCAGAGGATCCAGTGATAAATATTTAATTGAATTCAATGCAAAGAAATTTTATCTTACCAATAATTTTAGATCGCACAAAGAAATCGTTAATTTCTCAAAATACCTACGTCCAGAACAAGATACAAATATCAATTGTAAATTGGGAAAAACAAATAATTTACCTGTTGCTGTTTTTTATTCTGATGAGGATGATTTAGAATTGAATATTATTAATTTATTAAAAAAAGCCATATCTGCCGGTATTGATTTATCAGAATTCGCAATTTTATCGCCAACACGCGGTAAAATGCGCTCAAATGGTGGATCTGATGGATTGTGTTTAATAAGTAATGTCTTATACAAAAATAATATAAAATTCAAACAATTTTATGAAGAAACAACAGATGAAATATCAAATAACATACAATACACACCAGAAAAAGGACATATTAATATACTTACATATATGGGATCAAAAGGATTAGAGTGGAAATATACGATTATTTTGGATGCTGAAATATGTTTAATCAATAAACGTAATTTCACAGAAGAGAAACATAAACATGATCAATATTTGTTATATGTTGCTTGTTCAAGAGCAATAACAAATTTATTTATTTTTTCAAAATGTTATTTTAATAAAAAACAAAACAGACATGTTTTTAAATTTAATCCATGGTTTTCAATGATACCCAAAAATAATTATATTAAGGATGAACGTTATAAAAAATATTTTGAATTTGAAAAAATAGAAGAAAAAATCATATCAGTCGACGAAAAACGTATATCTAGAATATTGGACAATATATCAGAGAAAGATCTATATGACCTTGGCGTCTTATGTGGCTACGGTGTTGAAAACAGTACTATAAAAAAGAAAATAATAAAAATATATAACAATGATGATTATTCAAAATATAATTCCACTATGTTTTTATCAAAGTATACGAAGGAATTATTTATTGCATTTTCAAATATCAAAAATAATTTGCCTCATAAAAAGTATACAGATATTGAAAATATAATTAATTTAGACATCATAACTGCAAAATTACCCAAATATGTACTTGATTGGTATTATTTTAATAGATATGATTTGTCGTGGGAAAAATTTGATGAGGAAATAGATGAATACGAACCAGAATTTGTAAAAATAATAGAGGCAAATTTCGATAGATCCAAAGATTTATCAAGTTTTTTAATAGCTCCCGATTGTTATTTTAAATCTTTTATATTATCACAATTGAATGATTTAAAAAACGTATACAATAACTTCTTAGAATGTCGCGATCCTGATAAAATCAAAAAATATTTATTTGATATCGTTGTATACATTTATTCATTGGAAACACAACACTATTTCCACGCGAAAAATAATGGAAAAAAATTTAGATATATTTTTGATGTTTTCGATTCAATGTTTGACAATATATATGATTTTGTTGAAAATAATAAAATACATGCGCACAAGCATAATATATTCGTTAATGATGATGAATACCAATTAACGGGAATTATAGATTTTATTGATAATGACAATAATATATATAATTTAAAATGTAATTCAGATATTTCATTGAAACATATCATTGAACAAACAATTTTATCAGTGTTTAACAAAAAAATATTAGTTAGCAAGGAAGATACGCATAAAATAAAACTATCATTTGTCAATCTATTTGTTGGAAATATTGTTGAAATTGAAAATGAATTGCCAAAAGATAACATTCAAAAAATAATTGATATTGTTTACAACAATAAAAATAAAAATTGAAAAATTTTTATATATTATACATAAAAAATAATATATAATCGTAATTATAATGAGTTATACAATTTGTCCAACATGTGGTGCGGAATTGGGTCATAAACAAATTATTTATGAAGATAAAATGAAGGATATTTGCTCAGAATTAAAAATAAATTATGACATGATTTCTTCTGGAGCACTGGATAATAATGAAAATTTTAGAAAAAAACGTGCTGATTTGGTTTTGGAGTTGTGCGATAAAATTTGTTGCAAGGGATATTTAATAACATATGTCAGGATTGTTGATTTGATCAAATAGTGCGTTTTTTCTGCGTTTAATTTAATATAAATTCTTAATATATATTATATGCTTCACATTGTTACATCATTTAATGTAGTACATCGCAATGTTTTTGAAAAATTAAGCGATATTGACAATTATGATGATGAATTGAAAAGACAAATTATAAAAATAGTTAAGAAACATTTTAATGATAAAGGAAATGAATTATCAATTAATGCGTTCAAATCAAATTTGGAAAAAAAATGCGTAAAAAATATTCACAATTTGATGGAAAAACATTTCGCCGAAAACACAGAAATTCCAAATGAAATTAAAACAAATGAAAAATACAAGGAACATATATTTAACAAAAATCCGCAAATGTGTGATATATTAAATTATATCAATAACAATGTACCAAGCGGAGATATTGTTTTATTATGCAATGGAAATTATCAAATTGGTGATTCTGATGAATGGAACAATATTGTATTGTCACCAAACGAAGCTTTATGTTTATCATCCAAATATAAATATATTGGCGATGAAAATACACAAAATAATGAAAATTGTTTGTTTGCTAGCAAAAACTTTAGTATGTGTGATGACTTTGCGGAAGAAACGCGCGTGACATTCTATAACGCTTTGCATCATCATGCTTTTTTATTTACCGTTCCATTGTCAGACGAATTAGTTTTTGATGAATTTTATTTTTTTAATGAAAAAAATGTGAACAAACTCATTAATCATTTGTTTGTGCATGCCATGAATTATAATATGAGAAATATATCATGTTTGAACTCTGTTGTTTTATTTAATGATAAAAAAAATAATTATCAGGATATAGAAAAATACAATTTGAGTTTGACAAATGAATTAAATATAGAATTTAATGTTTCTAATTATTTGGTTTTCGCGGAATAAAATTTATCGCAATAATTTTTTTCCGAATATAATATATAATATTAATGACACTAGCAGTCTCATTGTCAGTTACAGGGTCAAGACGTGTATCATCGCAGGCATCATCAGCAATGGTAACAGTCGTAACAGCAGGAAAACTTATCATAACAGGAGGTTCTGGATCATATTCCATAGCAGAATTGATGGCCGCAGCATCTACAACAGGATTGCCAGTAGCATTTGAAGCTATTGTAATTCAAAATACATCGGGAAATTCTATCCGTATTATAACCGGAACAGGATCATCAACCACCGTTCCTTCAGGCAACGCAGTTTTAGCAGGCACATCTTCAAATGGGGGTGTTGGTTTAACAAGCGCTGTATTTTCGAATTCATTGATTGACACAGCTTTACATCCAACTCCATACGGTTCAGCAGTTTAAATTATTCGTCTTCCTTTCGTTGTTTAAAAAAATTTATTAATTCTACTAAAAAAAGCGTATCCATATTTTTAGTCGGAACAATTACACCATTTTCATCATAACATAATTGTGCACATGGATCAAAGTTATGTTTTAGCATTAACGCACCTCTTTTATCGTATTGTCTATTTTCTTTTTTTCCATGAAAATAATGCAAAATTTTTCCTTTCACATATCCAAATTTTACACCAGCAAACTTTTTCATATATTCAGCAGTATCATTATTCGCGCTCACTAATTCATTTCTATACATTTTTTGTGCAGATTGAATTATACCATGAGCCATGATGCGATCACCATATCCAATTATGGATCTGTCATAAATCCCTCCTATTTTACCGTAAAAATCATGAGTGCATGCCCATGCATATCCAAAATGCTCTGGATATACCAAATTTTTTTGCAGAGCTTTTTGATATTTAATGTCCCTTTTCCATTGTTCTCCAAAACTTTTATGAATTTGCATTGGTATATTTTTATTATCCAAATCATCACATGTTTCAAATAATTGAACAATATCATTATTTTGCAATTCTTCAATTGTTTCATTTACCCAATTTTTATTTAAAAATTCAATATCACCATCAATCCATGCCATATATTTCCAGTCACTTGGTAATAAATGCTTTACCCCTAAATTAATCATATTTTCTTTGTGCCACAAAGGATGTTTACATCGTAATTGCAAATGAGTTTTGTTGTTTGAATTTGTTATTTTAAAATTCTGATCTCCATATGCCATTTCAACAATGTATACAATGACATTTTCCCTTTTTTCCTTGTCTATTCTTTCAATGAAATCATTCATTAATTGCCATCTAACTTTGTATTCACAAGGATTCGATATTACTGATACAATATGCAAAATTTCCATATATATTTTACTTATATTTTTGTTTATGGCTTGCGCGCAAGCCATAAACAAAAATATAAGTAAAATATATATGGAAATTTTGCACAATATACCAATCTATTGGATTAATTTAAATAGATGTATTGATAGAAGAGAATTCATGGAATCACAATTTAAACAATACAATATTAATAATATACATAGAATTGAAGCTATCGACGGTAAAAATTTGGATCCATTACAATACAATTTTATGCATTCAATTATACCAATAAAATTAAATATTTTAGAAATAGCATGCACACTATCACATATTAAAGCATTGCAACAATGTTATAATGATAATAATGAATATGGGATTATTATGGAGGATGATTGTGATTTTCGATATTTACAATATCACACTATTTACATCAAAAAATTATTTGACAATAATGATGCCGATATTATTCAATTAGTAACAACATTGAATGCGAACGAATTGTTGGAAATTAAAAAAAAATATTTTGCGAATACACAATGTATACAACAAAAATTAATTAAAGGATATAAATGGAATGCCAGTGCATATATTATTAAACGCGATGCTATAAAAAAAATATTGAAACTGACGGCAAATTTAACAGAAGCAGATCATTATGTATACCATCATGTCAATACATATTATACGATGGTTCCTTATTTTCGAATTGGAACTACATATGATACACTAATACATGATACAACATTAAATATACATAATAATTTGGTCAAATATAACACAATATTTTGGGACAAATATTTCAATAATATAAAAACTATACAATGAGCGCAAATAATATAATTTATAATGTGTTTATATAATAAATTATGAAAGTTTTAGTTATTGGTGGATGTGGATTTATAGGATCACACATTGTCGATCTTCTTTTGGAACATAATTATTTTGTACGTGTATATGACAATTTATCATCTGGATTTATTAATAATTTGTCGAGACATGCGAATTCAGCAAATTTTGAGTTCGTTCTTGGTGACATTCAAGATTCAGTGGCTGTCGATAAAGCATGTAAAAATATTGATGCAATATGTCATCAAGCAGCCATAGTTTCAGTCACACAAAGTGTTGATGATCCAATAACAACATACAATGTCAATGTAAATGGATTTTTAAATGTATTAAACTGTGCAAAAAATAATAATATCAAGCGCTTTGTTTATGCATCATCAGCTGCAGTGTATGGTGATAAATGTGAAAATGCAAAAGAAAATGAAATTGGCGATATTCAATCGCCGTATGGATTGCACAAGTATACAAATGAATTATATGCAAATATGTATACCAAATTATATGGCATGGAATGTATTGGACTGAGATATTTTAATGTATATGGTCCAAGACAAAATGCAAAAAGCCCTTATGCTGGTGTTATATGTAAATTTGTTGATTGTATACAAAATAATAATTTGCCAATAATTTTTGGCAATGGACTAGCTGTGCGAGATTTTATTTATGTTACTGATATTGCCCAAGCTAATTATTTAGCATTGGTAACCCAAAACAATGAATGTTTTGGAAATGTTTTTAATATTGGAACAGGAAATCAAATAACCATTTTTGAATTATGGAAAACACTAAAAAATATATATAATTCTGAATTAAATGTTGAATTTAGAGAAAAAAGAAAAGGTGATATTGATAAAAGTTATGCAAATATTGACCACACACAAAAATATTTAAAATTTAAATTTAATGTTGACATTGCCAATGGATTAAACGAAATTTAATGCCATATTCTTATTGATTTATATATTTTTCAGTTCCATGATAATTATTAAACCACATTTCAATTCCATTATAATAATTATCATTTTGTAAATAATCAAAATAACTTATACCATTCGAAATTATCGATAATAAAAATTGACATTCAGGTGTCCACCAAAACAATGATTCATCACTATAAAATTCTCCATAACGTTCGCACAGCGATTTTATTATTATTTTAAAATTTTGCGCCGATGAAAAAAAGCATGCATCATTTATTGTAATTACAAATTCATTTTTTATTATCTCATTGAATCTATCTCTATTTTTATTATTTATTTCATTTATTATTTTTTCATACGAATGTTTATTCAATAAATATTGTCCACCCAAATATTTCGATGTTCTCCAGTACAGATAATTATTAATTCTAAATTCCGTTTGATGATATGCATCATCCTCATTTATTTTTTCATATAAATATTTTATATTATTATATGATTTAAACAATATGTCATTTTTATCATTAAAATAATGCAACGGACTAAAATAATTATTTTTTAAATAAAAATCCAATCTTATCTTCATTATATAATCATAATTTTTTCCATTTTGTTTCTCATATTCATCTATTTTATTTAATGCTAAATATATTTGTTCATATTGTTCTCTTGAGCAAATATGTATATTATCAAAGAACTTTTCAGATTTAAATGGAACATGATTTGAAATATTTTTATTTTCAAAAATATTTTTCTTTTTACAACTAATTTTAAATTTTTTCCAGTTTAATTTAATATTATCATCATTTGTTGCTTTTTTCGTTATATTTTTTGGAACATCAATAACATCGGTACAATATTGTTTAGAATTAATTGTCGCGACATTGCAATTATTATCATTAAAATATTTTTTTAATTTTTCGTTGTTCTCGAAAGTATTATTATTATATATAAATATATCAGTATTTTCCGCATCTAACAAATAGCAATTTTTAGCACTATTTAAAATTTTTTCATCATATTCGAAAATTCCAACTATAATTATTGCTATTTTCATACAAATTTATATATTTATGTATAAATATTTATATGAAAATAACACATTACAAAAATATTATTTTTTACAAAGGAAACTTTTACACAAAAAAAGAAAATATTCAAAAAAGTCATCTCAATAACAGATTAGAAATACTATTTTCACCATTGGATATTGATACCATACAATTTCATTGTGAACCTCAATTATTTGATATCGGCGTTTTATTGATACATTCGTTTCATTGGAATATTGCCCATCTGTTATGGGATTTTATGTATCCAAGTTGGTACGGATTGTATCATTGTTGTTTTGAACACGCACAACATATAAATTTCAAATGGATAACATTTGATAATATTGATGATATTCATGTCAAAACACATAAGGATATTATTGAAACATTTTCAGGATCATTGTTACTTACTATTGATCTATTATCAAAACAATACGACGCGCCACTGATAATCCCATGGCTAATCACGGGTTTGCAAGATATAGGAATAGGGAATATTGACAAACAATCATTGTGCACAAAAAAAGGATGCAAAATAAACAATACCGATCCTGTTGAAATGTTCGTTGATAGAATGTATACAAAATATAATATAAAAAGAAATTTGATATCATCGCAAAAATGTAATAATATTATTTATATTATCAATAAGAGACCACACAATGGAATTGATGCCATATTTAATACTATGAAAAATAAATACAATGATAAATTTAATTTTTTATTAATAGATTATACAAAAATAGACTTTAAAAAACAATTAGAATTAATGAATACAACATGTTTATGCATAGTTGGCGTCGGCACTGCTAGAGCAAATACTCCGTTTCTTCCAAATGGTAGTATCGAAATTCAAACATTCGAACATAATAATTTAAGCAAAAATTGTATTGATTATGTTGATTATCATATAGGAACATTAAGTGAAAATATTAAAATATTAAATATTCCATTTTATACAAAACAAGAATCAATAAATTTTATGTCTTCGAATTTGTTGGAAAAATATGTTGAATATGCTCTTTCTTCTATTCCTATAAATACACCAATAAATATCGAGGATAATATACCAGAACAAATCAAACATATCAAAACGCACAATAAATATAATGAATTATTTGATAAATGGCGAAATGATATGAGCAATAGAATAGAAGATATGTTTATTTTATTAGATAAATATGCTTAGCATAATTATATGGCGCAAGATGTTTTAAAAATTAAAATAAATTTTGGCATTTCAATAATATTAAAATATTATTATATTTTCGAATATATGCTCATAAATAATATGTTTAAACATATTTATGTTGCAATTGATTATAAATTATTAAAGGATTTTAGAGGAACTAATGATGACTATTATAATAATTATGTTATTTTTATAAATTACATTAATAATTTTGATAATTTATCTGTCGAATCTGATCATAATAATAATTATGAAAATAAATGTGTCGTTGCATTATCGCACGAATATAATATTCCTATAAAATTTAAAATTTATAAAACACTGACTGCTGGCAAAATTATGTTAGATGCTGATTATATTACAATATCAACAAAAATACTTGGAATTAAGCGTGCATTGTATGATAGTTTTAAAGATAATTTGATAAATTTACTAGTATCAGTATCAAAAAAATATACAATTGTTTTATTGGGAGAAAGAACAATAAATGATTGTAAGGAATATAAAATTCATACAACATTTTCGATTTACGATGATTTAATTAGTGTATTAACAAATTATAAAGATCTCACAATAGAAAGTGACAGAAATAATAATGAAATTAATGCACTTTTAAATACATTTAATTTATTCAACAACAGCAAATTAAATGTATTTATTGGCAATGGAGGGGTTTCGGAATTAATACCATATTCAAGCAATAACATTTTAGGATTTACGTACAAAGATAATGTACTTTGCATAAATAATTATCTACACGAACATACACATAATATAAATATTTTTGACAATTATGTTGATTTTCTCATGAAATTTAACGCATTCTTTTTATCATCATATTAATTTATTTTATTAAAATAATTAAAAAAATGCTCATCATAAAATTTAAAACATTTAACAGAAACGCATAATCCATAATCAATATCATACTCATTTATATTTTTTATTAAATATGTTAAACCAAACTCGCCACTGTCAGATGCATTTTCACATATTTTATTTTGTTTTTCCATATTTTCTTTATTTGTTATAATCCATGTTCCGATAAATATACAATACACGTTGTCAACCATATTTTGAGAAATATTCAAAAAATAATTGCAATATTTTTCCATAATAAATCTGTCACCAATTGCCCATGTATCAGCACAAAATTTTTCATACCCATTCGTGTATATTTTTCTGGACAAATCCAAGGAACAAATGTCATAATTATTTAAATTAAAAATAATAATATCGAATCTACTTTTCAATACAATATCATATTTAAATTTTTTTTCAATCTCATAATCACTTAATAATTCAAAACATTTATACAATTTATAAAATTGACACATTAATGCCCTTTTTCGCGCATCATCTGAATATGTATTATTCATAAATATTTTGTGGCAAATATTATTTGCATCATAAATGTCGCTTATTTGATCTTGATTGAATTTTTCTATTTTTATTTTTTTTATCCTTTCTCCAAAAATTTTTAAATTATCATTTATTACGCTACATGCTGTATCATAATCAATAAATCCACAATTTTTGTGCAATCGCTTTTCATAATCGTTTGTAATACCTAACACTTTATTCTTATTGATTTCTGAAAAATATTGAATGTCATTATGATTTATATCATTATCATCAGTATACACAAACATATCAATATTTTGCTTATTTACCAATTCTAAATATTTTTTAGCTATGTGAGCTTTTTTATAAAAAAATGTTCTTATATTTCCTGACATCACCAAAGCAATTCTTTTCATCCAATATACTTAATAATATCATTTTTTTATGCGAAATATGTGCCATTTAATTTTTTGATTCATAATATATTAATATGACAATCGCAAATGACACGTGCTATTTAATTTTTCATCAGGGATACACCGATATTATAAATTGCTTGGGTTTAATTAATTATAATATCGAAAAATATTGTTATATAAATGTAATTATTAGATGCGATATGAAAAATATGATGGAATATCTTTATAAAAATAAATATTGTAACAAAAATATTAACTTTATTTACATTGAAAAACAAGATGATGGAATACTTGAAAATACTGATAAATTTTATAATTATTTTAAACATTTTATTGATAATAATGATAATGATTTACAATTTTATGGTATTTATGATATTTATAGAAATGATAAATATAAAAATGCATTTGTAACAACGCCTGGATTTTTTGTTGAAAAATTTTACAATGCCTATGATATAAATTATAATGTTAGAATTGAAAAATTTATTTTTTTTAGAAATTATGATTTGGAAAATATTTTGTATTCATGTGTCAACCACAACGATGATAAATATATTTTAGTTCATGAAAATATATCAAGTAATATATTAATAAATATGAAATATATCACTCATGAATATAAGATAATAAATCTTGATCGTATAACTGATATTTTTTTTGATGCGATCAAATTGATAGAAAATGCTCAAGAAATACATTGTATTGATTCTTGTTGGTTGACGTTCATATATTTGTTAAGTTCAAAATATAAATTAAAAAATAATGTAAAAATTTATGGACATTGTGCCAGAAATTATAATAAAATGTATGATCCTTTATTGACCAATATGATTCTTTTATAATTTTTATATTTTTTTATCATACAATAACATTAAAATTAATAATTGAATATAGCATAATTTATTCGTTTCAATGCTTGTCTCATCTATAAATTCAAAATTATATTTTATATATTCAATTATACTTTTTACATCATGTGTGTTCATTTTCATTACATAATAATCATTTTTCTTTTCAAACTGCATTTTTTCGCATTTTATAAGTTTTTTTTCATTTGCTAAAAAATAATTTTTAACAATGCAAATTTCACATTCTATATTCATTGTTTCGTATTCATTATATTTTTTAATGTCCAATTTTTCATTGGAAAAATATTTAACTATTACTTGGGCATTGTTTGTTTGTGGCTTTATGTATTTTACATAATCATTTTCTCTTTTTTTTATATTTTCAATTACTTTTTCAAATGTGTAATTTCTTTCCAATATATCCCTTCGTAATTTCCATATTTTTTTTATTTCATCCTGAGTGTCAACATAAATTTTTATATCTATTAAATTTAATATTTTTTCTGAATGTAATGTATGCAACCCACAAAAAATATATCCATTCGCTCCTTCTATTTTTTGCAATTGTGTAAATTTCCCTGCGTCGTGGTCATAATCAACTTGAAATATATTTAAACCAAGTTTCAAATTATACATGTCCGTATTCATTTTTTCTAAATAATTTGAATTTGGATCCAGATGAGTATATATTTCCCAATTTTTATCATAACGTTCCCATTTATGATATCTATCAGTTTCTAGTTTTATATAATTATCAAAAATAAGCATTTTTTGAATTGAATGTAAAATTGTTGATTTACCTGCACCTGAATCTCCGCTTATACCAATAATATTGCAACTCGACAAATTTAATTTATAATCAAAATCGATTTTCTCTATAACTATTTTTTCATCATCCAAATATTTTTTTAGCATTATCTCGGACACAAATGGATATTGCATTGCGTAATTATTTATACATGTTGCAAAATTAACATAACATTTCATTATTTTATATGAACAAATACATATTTGATCATTAATGTGCTCAAAATTATTATATTTATTAATAATATTTTGATCATGCATTAGTTTTTTTGGTATATACATTTTTGTGCTTGATAAATTATTAAATATTTTAATAAGTTCTTCATCTGACGATAAAATTTCAATATCCGGTCTCATTCTCACAATATAATCATATTCATTCTCTCGCACATGCATAAATAATTCATGCAGTTTTATCCATTGTTTCATTGTATTTTCTTGCTCAATATTGTATTTTTTATCATTGAATTTTATTTCATCACCATTTAAAAGCAATTTCAACTTATTTATTATATCAATATCCAAATTTTCATCTATTTCATTGTATTTTTTTTCTTTATCGTGCGATTTATACAAATATATATCATACTCAATATTTGTATTATTTATTTTGTTTATTATATGTGTTATATTTTTCTTGATCATTCTCAATGATCCACTTATTAAAAATAAAAATTTCATTAATTATATTATAATGAACAATATTAAATTAATCATTTTAGACATGGACAACACAATTTATAATTATGATTTTGCAAATCAAGCGAGCGTTAATGATATCATGACATATCTTACAAATACTTTTGATATGACACATGATTTTTTACTAAAAGCATATCAAAATTCAAAAAAATATATTAACAATAAATTTTCTAAAACCGCAATCGCACATGATAAATCTTTACAACTTAAAGATTTTGTTGATAAATTAAACATTACCAATAAAATTTCAATTATAAATAATCTCAATGAAATTTATCATTGTTCGTTTATTGCAAATTCATATCCTTACGATAATTTATACGATTTTCTTTATTTATGCAAAAAAAAAGATATTAAAGTTGTCATATTATCAAACAACACATTAAATATTCAATTGAAATTATGTCAAAAACTTTTGTTGGAAAAATATGTTGACAACATTTTTACATCATATCAAATAGGATGCGAAAAACCCGACCATAATTCATTTGAATATGTAATTGCACAATATAATTACGCCAAATCAGAAATATTAATGATAGGGGATTCTGTAGACAATGATTATGAAGGAGCAAAACAATATGGTATAAACAGCATACTTTTTGATAATTATAAAAATATTATTAATATAATATTTAATACTGAATTTTCAAATCCATGCGTTTCATAATCAGTTTTTATACAAATCAATAATTATAAATGTTGTGTAATGATTCAAAAGAATTTATAGAATTCATTGATTTATGTCATTTTTATGGTGGACTTGATGAATTAACGCAAGCAGGAGGAGGGAATATTTCCGTCAAAAATACACTAAACAAACAAATTATTATCAAAGCATCAGGATACAATTTAGCAGATGTCACTTTTAAAAAAGGATATAGTATCGTTAATTATAATGCATCTGTTGATAATACAATTGACATTTACAAAGGAGAAAAACCATCTATTGAGACATATTTTCATTTGTTCTTAAATAAATATGTCGTTCATCTTCACCCAACATTTATTAATATTTACATGTGTTCGGATAAAAAATTACCAAATTTAAATGAAAATTATCTGATTATTGATTATTTTGAACCAGGAAAAATATTGAGTGATGAAATTAAAAAAGTATACACAAATGAACATATTATTTTTCTAAAAAATCATGGAGTTATTTTCACGCATAATGATTATTCGAGACTAAAACACATAATTAATGATTGTTATTTTTTATTTTCAAATTATAAATTAAATAATTACGAAAAAATAAAATGTAATCATAATAATGATATTATTATAAAAACGCAATTTAAAAACATTTTACCAATTATTCCACTGACGCCCGATATAATTATTTATTTAAATGATTCAATATTTCAAGATGACAATGATGATAATATAGTGTACATTATTGCTAAAACAAAATATAAATGTTATCAGATATTGGAAGTTCTTAATTCTTACATGATTCTAAAAAATACAGCGAATACTTTTTTATCAACAAATGATAAATTGACATTAACAAACAGACAAGACGAAATATACAGACTGAACAAATAAATATTACCATAATTTTACATTTTGCAATTTAGTACATATCATATCAAATTTGATTTCATTTTCCTCAAAATATTTCTTAAAAATATTTATATTTGGTATTCTTTTTATATCATGTAATTCGGGCGATACCAAACATAATTTCACTTTATTTTTTATTCTATGATATTTTTCCTTATTCAATGGATATTTTTTTTCATCAAATACACTATCAATATAATCCACCCATACCCAATCAATATAATCAATTATATTTAATAATGATTGAATATCTTCATATTCTGATAATCTTATTGCTATTTTTTTTTCATTGTGATTTTTTATTAATTTACAAATCATTGGGAATGATGAATCCAAAAAAAAATATTTTGACACGTTGTATTTGTTTAACAATTCTTTTACCCTTATTTCAATTCCTTCACTTTTTATATTCAAAATAATAAATTTATTTTTATAGTTTTTTAAATATTCCTCAAATTTAATTCCATCCGTAAATGGATCATGCGTCACCAATATTTCTCCATTTGAATCCCTCAAATCAATTTCCACACCATAAAATTCTGGAACATTATTCAATTCTGACAATTTATTAATTCTGTGCGCAATCATAATAATATTTTTATTTTGTGGTTTTTTTTTATACAAATGCCACCAACAATTATCAAAAAAATTTTGCCAATATAAAAATGTTTTATAATCATTCGGAGTACCCCAGCACAAATAATAATCAACCGTGAAATTTTTAACTGTATACCCCACCTTTATTAAATAATTTAACATATCATCAACATAAAATTCATTATTCGTTTTTACATCGTTCTTTATGATATAATTGTATCCTTCTGTGAAATATTTTGATTTCCTAAAAAACATTGTTCCAATTATACAATTTTTATTTCGCTTATTCACAAATTGTTTTTTATTTGATATTTCAACGACATTATCATCATTGTTCACATCAACCCATGCATACATTTGGGGATATAATAAACTTGTTGGATTATTATCAAATGTCCACAATATAATATCATTATTATCATTCTTCATCAATTCATCATATTTTTCTATATTATAATAAACACCATTATCGCATGCAGATATTAATATCGATTCATCATCATCAATATTATTTTCTTTTATTGCTATCATACATGTTGTCGCTTGACCATTTGTTGTTTCGTCGATTAATATTGTTTTTTGGTTTTCTACATTATTTAATTGTTCTTGAATTTCGTATTTTTCGAAATGTTCTTTTAACCCAACAAATATAGTTTCTTTCGGTTTTGGTAAGCATTCAATTGCATTTATAACCATTGGTTTATTATTTATAAGCAATAATGGTTTCGGCAATTCATATCCAACCATACTAAATCTACTTCCTTTTCCTGCCATTGGCAATATTGTTGTCATATTGTATTGTTTGGGAACTTTATTATTGACACAATCCCTAAAATAATTTGACCACATTTTATAACTTTCAAGATCATATGGTGTTCCCCATTGCAACATATTTTCTATTTCGTATATCAATACGTTCATATCATCTTTTACTAATAAATTATACACACAACTAACATAATATTCATTGTTAACAATAATATTCAAATCAATTAATTTTTTGAAATAATGCTTTAATATTTTTCCAGTTCGAAAATAATAAATTCCATTTGATGCATATTCATTCATTTTATTATTCGTAAATGGCTGTTTTTCTCTTATTTCAATTAGTTTCATATTATCATGATTTACAAATGCATAATTATCTTTTCCTAACATATGTGGGTGAAAACCAATATAGCACGGAACACCACCATCTGCATGATTATCTCTCATTGTTTTGAGAAATTTATTACAATCCCAATGCGTTCCAAAATCACAATAACTCACTATGACTTCTTCATCTTCTAAAATTAAATCAAAAACATTTGTTACTGAATCCACCGGACCTCTCGCCAAATCTATAAATTTAATATTGCAATTTGGAACTATCTTTCTTAATTTATTCTCCATGTCATATTGCTTATGATAATTATTACAAATAAATGTTATTTTATTGAATCCACTAAATAAATTAACAACATGTTGAATTATCGGAAAACCATCCACTTCTATCAATGGTTTTGGTACGTCATAACCTGCTTCAATGAATCTTTTACCGAGTCCAGACATTGGTATTATTAAATGCATACAATTTTATTTTCTATCACCCTTTATCTTTATGTATTTTACTTTTTTACTCCAAAAAAATCTTTAAAGCATTTCGAAATTTTATTTCATCAATATAAAAAGGACTATTTAATCCATTATCCAGCAATTTTAACTTATCATATTCAATATTTTCCACATCATATTTTACTTCCGAATTAAAACCAACAATATCATTATTTGATACATTTATTTCGTATTTTTCGCTTTTTTCATTATATTTTGTTATTTCACCTATTTTATTATAATATTTTGATATATTGTCATTTATTATTACTCTTGTATACAATGGAATTTTAGGATATTCATTATGATAACAATCATAAAAATATGTGATATTTGTATTTTCCATACTGTATTTAAATCGCGCATTTACATTTAAAAAATCCGGACTTACTATACACAATGTTTTTGCTTCTTTACTCGAAAACAATAAATTACACATGCCGCCACCAACAGCACCTATGATATAACTTGCATTTTTAAATAATTTAATTTTATCATCCAATGCAAAATCTTCCGCGAATATTTCGTCAAAACCATTATCTTTTAATATTTCCACTATCAAATCCTCATTTAGTATTTTTCTTCTCAATGTATAATTAGTGCCAATATTATCATTTGTTGATTTCATCCAAGTTCTGCGGGATATATATATTTTTTTTTTCAATTGCACCATTCCCAAACCACAATTTTGTTTTAATATATTAAAAAAATCATACACACAATCATTGGGCTTTTCATTTGATTTACCACCATGTGTTAATGAATTTGCGATATATAATGTTTCATATTCATTGTCATCATTATGAATAATAATTTCTAGTTTTAGTAATTCAAATAAATCCGTATTAAATTTGTAGAATTTATTGTCTTTTTTTGGATAATTCACTAACAGTTTTAAATGTTGTAATTCTTTTTTTAATTTATGAAAATTTATTAAATAAGGAAGCGTGTCATAAATAAAATGATAATAATTATCAAAATTATAAATAAAAAAGTATACAGCAGTCTTTATTTTATTTTTATTTTTATTTTTTTTTATTTCACTATTTTTTAAATTTTCATAATTATTATCATAGAATGATTCTTTGTTCAAAGACATCACTTTTTCATCATACGGTGTTATTAATTTATTATTGGAATACAGCAAACAATTTGGGTAATATGATGACCTGCCAGTTATTATACAATTATTTATGATATAAACATTATTTTTTCTCGGATGTTTTTCATATTCCCTTATTATTTTTTGTTTTGATAATTGTTCTATTAACATATATAAGTATTTAGTTTATACTTATATATATGATATTATTGAGATTGAAAGTAATGCAATAAAATAAAATACAATATTATATAATGAATATTGTATTTTTAACTTTTGGTGGTCCTGATGATGTTTTTCATCATTGTGTTGATAGATTATGTAAACAAGCCGAACAATTCAATATTTTCACTAAAATTATTGGATACACTGAAATCGATTTGCAAAATGATAAATTATTTTGGGAAAAAAATAAAACTTTTATTGAAAATAATCCGCGAGGATATGGATATTGGATATGGAAACCATATATTATTTTAAAAACATTAAATGAAATCAATAACAATGATTATCTTTTGTATCTTGATTGCGGATGTGAATTAAATTTCAATGCGAAGAATAGTTTTGCTAAATATATAGATCACCTTAAAACCAATGATATTATTGGCACTTTGGCGTCATCCACGGACATCACATATACCAAATCTGATTTAATCCATTATTTAAATATGCAAAATAATGATTTATTAAAGGATTATCATATGCAAGCAGGTGTTGTTTTTATGAAAAAAACACAAAACATTGTAAATATGTATTCAGAAATATATAATATAGCATTGTCCGACAATTATAAATATATTGATGATAGCTTATCAATTATTGAGAATAATAGCGCCTTTATTGAGCATCGGCATGATCAAAGTATTTTTAACTTATTAGTTAAAAAATATGGATTGTATAATAATTTGCTTGATCCGATTCCCAACAATATTGATGAATCAGTGAAGAAGTACTGGTCTGATTATCCAATATTATGCATTAGAAATAAATCATACAATAGTATAGTAAATGATATAAATAATATAAATAATTGATCCGCGTTCGTGCGTATTTTATTTTTTTTAATACATATATTTATGTATTATGAAAATTGGAATATTTTGTCCTGGCGCAAATGGCGATCTCATGTATTCAATGTCCATTTTGAAATATAGGCATGAATTATGGAATAATGCTGAATTTGTATGGTTCACAGAAGAACGTTTTTTTAATTTATTCGAACACAATAATGTTGAAACAAGAATTTGGGGAGATTTTGATCAATTAATGACTACAGATTTATTATTGGATCAAACCAAAAAGCACTTTTTTGAATCAACAAGTGATATAGATATTGGTTTTTTCGTATATCCTTCATGGATGCCTATCGAAAAAAGAAGCGCATTAAATCATTTATCAGAATGTTGCAGGCATGTTATGGGACTCATGAATAATAATATAGAATGGAGACCATATTTACAATTTTCAGATTCTGAAAAAAAACGCACTGAACTTTTTATTGATTCGTTACCACTACATAAATATAATATTATGATGGAAACACATTTTCAATCAAGCCAATCATTTTGGAATGATGATATGACGCGAAATACAATGCTGATTTGTGAAAGAGAATTGGGAGAGTGTAATTTTATTTTTGCATCAAATACAGATATATCAAAATTCACTAATGACAATGTATTTTCGTGCAAATTATTTAAATTGCGCGAAATTTCACTCATTCATGATCATTGTGATTTATTTATTGGTGTTTCAAGCGGAGTATCAGTAGCTGTCAGTAGTTGGCAAAACAAACCAGTGCCGAAAATACAATTTTGTGCCGACTATTGGTCAAGTACATTTCCCATTACAAACGCACGAATGGAACTTGTAACAAACTGTATAAATGAAAATATGAGTAGATCATCAGATGGCAATATTGAAAATATTAAATGCACTGAATGTAATTCAGAACAACAATTTTACAAAAGATTGATTATTTTAATCAATGAAATAAAAAATAAAGTATAAAATATGATCATTGATTATTTTATAAAATGATTTTGAATACAATACAATCCATCCGCACGCTGCCATTTTATATCATAAATTTTTAATGTTTCATATACCAATGTTTCGCCACAAAATATTCCGTCCATACTCATTCGTTTGCGGTAAATGAAATCTATGTATCCAAATATATTTGAGTATATATTCATGTTGTTATTTGATGAAAATGCAAATCTATCATCAATCATATCATTCACTGGCAAATCTCTGCATGATATATTTATCACATCCGAATTATATTCCTCACATTTTACTTTTTTATTAAATATTGTATCAAATCTTGCTCGTATCACATAATCATATGTAAAATTATTCTCCAGCCTATATTGTTCCTTTAATAAATTTGCTTGTTGAACACTGTACCACGAACTATAAATCATACTTGTAAAATTTTCCTTTGTATAATATCTTGCATATGACGATAGCATCACATTATGGTCCATATCAGTATTTTCGAATTTTCTCTGCGATTCTATTAAATATTTTTTTGGTTTGTACATGTTTATAATTTCCGATTCAACACATTTATCATTTGTCCAAGTGTGCAAAAATACATCAGCATTATTTGGCTCTATTAATGCTTCATATATAAATGAATATGCCTCGGAATAAAATCGTGGCAATCCAGATAAGCATAATGCTATTTTCATTATAATAATATAACTATAATGAATATTATTATAAATATACGCATGCGCATTAGCTCATTTGAAATTTTGGATTGTTTATTATCCTTACAGCAACATTTTCATGAGATGGAGACACATTTTCATTTTCTAATTTTCCATATTCAAATAGCATTTTTTCATCAGTATAATCTCTCTTTATAATTCCCCCATTATTGCCACCTATCCATTCAAAAATTATATCATTTTCATGCACATATTCCCAAAATGCTTTCCATTCATTGTTTTCATAATTTTCATACCCCAAAAATTCATCGAACACAATTACACATCCATTTCCTATTTTTGTTTTAGCACAATTAAAAATATCCCTTGCTGATTCGTATATATCTGAATCAATATGCATAAACATTATTTTATCTGTGTGTGTACTCAAAAATACAGGCAATGTATCAATAAACCATCCTTTAATCAGCTCCACATTACTATTTACTTTCGGTAATACACCTCCCAGTGAAAATGCTCCTTTAGGATATGTTACACCATTTGATTCTTTTCTATCCCATTCATTACATAATCCTTCGAAACTATCAAATCCATATATTTTTTCTGTTGTATACCTTGATATTCTATTCAACGTTCCTCCATTGAATACACCAAACTCTAACCATAATCCATCCCTTTTTACCAAATCTTTTTCAAAAACATAATTTAACGCTTTTTCATACAAAATTGGAATATTTTTTATTTCGTCTAAATGCAACAACTCCATACAAATTATACTATAATATATAAATTATATTATAATTATATTACACAAACCGCGACATATTTTTTTTATATTATTTCGTGAACTATATTTTTTCCATCATGAGATATTATATCTAAAAATGGCAATGGAAAAATCAATTTTCCACCTTTTTTGATATAGTCCATCTCTTTGTGAATTATATTATCCTTAAAATGCCATGGCAATATAAAATAATATTCGGGGTTCATTTTTTTCGATAATGTTTCTGGTATTATTTTAATATTTGTTCCTGGTGTATATCTTCCATATTTATAATCATTTATTTCAGAAATATATTGTATGTTTTCACTTGTTATTCCAAAATATTGTAATAATACATTTCCTTTTGTTGAAGCACCATATCCATGAATAGTTTCATTATTATTTTTTGTCTTCTCAAATAAATCAAACATTTTCTTCTTTAGTAAAACAATATTTTTTGTTAATAAATCAACAGGATTTGTCTTCAAAAATATTTCCTCATTTCTCATTGTTTCATTTATTAATTTTGTACATTCCTGAAATTTAGTGTTCGTCCTTTTCGCAAAACAACAACTAAAACTCCCACCATTGATTTCATTAAAACCAATATCTATTATTTTTAAACCCACATTATCCGCTATATATTTCAATTGCTTTAAACAATAATATTCTATATGTTCTTGACAAATTGTATCAAATGAAAATGCTTTTAACATAAAAACAAAATAACTTTGTTCTGTGAACCATAATCCATCATCATTCATTACATGACAAATATCCTCCGCAAATTTTAATGGTTCTGGTAAATCATAAAACATTGATATGGTTGTTACAATATCAAATTTTTTATTCTTAACTTTTTCTCTACTAAAAAAATCGGATATTATTTCAATATCCTCATTATAGTATTGTTTATATTTTATTGACGATGGATCAACACCTACAAATTCACCCCTTTCTCTATTTGAGTATCTATTTAACAATGTTCCATCGCTTGATCCAATATCCAAAACGCTATATTTTTCCTTATTATACAATCCCGATAAATCAGATAATCTATCACACACGCTTTGCAAATGTTCAACCATGCTGTTATTTAATCCTGACCTATATCCATACGTTTCTCCATATAATTTTGATACATCAAAAACATGATATAATTGTACTAATTCACATTTTTCACATTTACATAATGATAACGGTATTGATGGTACTATTTCATTTTCTAAAGGAAATACACCAGATAATACCAAATTTCCAAGTGAAAATATTTCATTCAATTCATTGTTCCCGCATAATCTGCAATTTTTCAATATGCTGTAATCCATTTTTATATTATTATATCATTATTTATTTTTCAAAACAAACGCTCATGCGTTGCTTTTGTAAAAATTTTCAAACTCATCAATTTCCAACATATGTTTTAAATCCCATAAATCATCAATAATTGCAATATTTTCATCATTTTCATCATTTTCATATACACATATTGTTTTATCATCATATACTAATTTTTTTAACGCATCCATATAATTAACATGTACATACACATGTACAAAATCATAAAATATTGAATAACAACATATTAATTTCGCATCGTTTTCAATTTGATTCGCTTCCAATATTTTAAATCTTTTTATTTTTTCATTATATCCTTTTTGTTCCTTGTAATCAGAATTCGCAGATATATTTATTTTATTTTTCAATCTAAATCTCACATCATTCAATAACGTTATTTTATTCCATAATTCATTGAAACCTGCATTTTCAATTGACATCTTTTTAACATCATCCTGTATATTCCATATTCTTCTATTTACATATTTTAAACATTTATAAAAAAAGGAATATAACTTTATATATTCTTTTGTTTTTTCATATATCATATCATATTCCTTTTTACTTTCCATTAATTTATTGCCTAATAAAATATCACATTTTATATCCAATATTGTTAATTTATCCAATGCTTCACCTATAGATACATTCAATAAAATCGACATTAATATATTATACTCATACTATTGTCATATATCGCGCGCATCAATAATTATTATTTTATAAAAATTATAATTATTAATGCTAAAATTTAAAATTTTAATTATTGGCATCACCAGTCAAGACGGATATAATATGTTGCACTATTTGTTGAATACTCATGGTTTTGAAAATTACGAATTATATGGCACTTTTCATACAGAATCTAATATAAATAAAAATGATAAAATATACAATAATGTTACACTCGCATATCTAGATTTATTAAATGTCAACAGTATTCATGACGTAATTAAAAATATTATGCCAGACTTTTGTTTTAATTTTGCATCCGCACAACCACAATATGAAAATAATGCAATAAATATGTTCTGCGCAAACACAATGTCAACACTTTATATTTTAGATTTTTTACAAAAATATAAAAAGGATTGCAAGTATTTATCATGTGGATCTTGTTGGGAATTTGGGCAAAATATAAATGGTTATTTCGACTTAACCAGTCAATGCAATCCATCATCTATTTACGGAATTTCAAAATTATCGAATAGACATATTATTGACTATTATAGAAATACACACAATATGTTTGTCGTTCATGTTGTACTATTTAATCATGATAGTTCCAAACGTTCAGATTTTTTTTTATGCAAAAAAATAATCAATCATTTTAAAAATGTATACAATAATGAATCAATAGACCCTTTTGTTTGCGAAAATATTGATGCAGAAAAGGATTGGAGTGATAGCCGAGATTTTGTTCGCGCATTTTGGAATATGTTAAATAGCACAATTTCCAATAATTATATTTTAAGTTCCGGCAAAAGCCATAAAATATTAGAAATTGTTGAAATAATTTATAAAAATCTTAATATCAACAATATTGATATTGTTGATAATGAACAAGAATACAAAATATACACTAATAAAAAATTAATTTTTATAGGTAAACATTGCACAAACTCTCCAATAATGATTGGAAATAATTCACACACACAAAATTTATTAAATTGGAAACCAGAAATATCATTTGAACAAATGATATTGGATATGCTTACATAATATGCTTACATAATATGCTTACATAATATGTTTATATACTTATTTTCTTCCAATTTTCTGGAATTAAATCAGTTATGCACATATTTTCAGACACAAACCATTTACTCGGTGTTATTACTACTTTATCATCATTCATATTTAACCAAGCACCCCACCAACTAAATGATGAATTTGCTATTATATTGTGATCACACAAACTCATAAACTTCAAGTGAACTACCTCTTCCGGTAATTCAATATCATAATTACCTTCCACAAATACACAATTTTTATTTTCAAAATTTTGCCTACACCATTCAATATCATCGGAAAATACTATGAACACGACATCATCATCATTCATATAACTCATTGCCGTTTTATAATAATTCATATTCAAGTTCACATGATAATTCGATAATTTTAAGTAATCGCCCCTTCTGACATGCAGAGAAATTTTTAGTTGTATTTTTGATAATTTTTTAAATTCTTCTGCTATTTGCTTTTCTTTTTCGCCCAAATCGAACAATTCTAAAATCATCTTTTTGTTTTTTTCAAAATATTTGTATGATTGATAATATCCTTCTAATTCATATGATTTATTATCATTTAAAAAATCTATCGGACTATATTCAAATGATTGCTCTTTTACTTTTTCTAATTTGATACCATCATAATAATGTGGATGTATGTTTTTTATTTTTCGTAACATATTACTAAAATACACTGGTCTATCATTAAACACACTTGGCGATGATTTGAGATCCTTCACAATTGGTATCATATTATTATCCTTTGCTACTGAATATAAAGTTGCTATTTGGAACATTTGATTCCCTAATCCGCCACATAATTTTACTGATAAATTGCGCTCATTTTGTTCTTCCAAACCATTTACAGAACTATAATTAATATATATATTACCAATATCACTAAATGATGTTCGTTGATAACCCAAAAATGGATCATTTACATACCAATTTGAATTTTTTTGCATATGTTTCCAAAACACATCCAATGAATATTCTGTCGGTTTGTCTTGATTGCTTTTATATAATAATAAGCCTTTTTTATAATTTTGTAGTAATTTTGCGTATGCTCTTTGATTTACTAAATAACCTGATGTTGTGCTACATTCATTCACTTTATATATCTCATCAATTATTTTTTCACATCGCTCATATTTATATCCACGTGATAATTGAAATACATCATAAGAATCTTTTAAATTTGCAAAAAATATATCAAACGTATGATTTATCTTTTCCACATTTTTTATAAAATTAAAATCATCTTCCAATACCAATATATTTTCATAGTTCTCTTTTATTGCTTTTTCTATCACAGCAACATGTGATTTTGTGCATCCTATCGCACCATTATTGTCTTGTATTGCTGAAAATCTTTCTATTTTTTCTTTTGGAATGCCCAATCTTTCAAATTCCATATTTATTTCCGAATCTCTGTCTTTGCGATGATCGAGATTAATATAAATAATTTTTGCTATATAATCAAAAAATTTCATTTTTAAATTATATTGTTATTTTTTTTTTCCTGGGCACGCGTTATTTTTTGTGCGCTATGTATATATTTTTTTTGTAAAAAGCATATATAATTATGAACAATGAAAATACCCGTATCAGCGTTGTTATTTTTGATACACAAAGTAACATATGCATTGATTCCATAAAAAACCAAACATACAAAAATTTTGATATAATTTTTTGCACTGATAAAGATTTTCGAAATAACCATGATAAATACAATGATTATGTTTGTATAGTTGATTCCAATATTGCGTGGAATATCAATAAATTGCAAGATCAATTGAACCTCATGCAAAATAATATTTGTGATATTTCGGGAACATTTTTATTGCATGGGAATGAAATTCAACAAGGTAAAATAAATAAAGAAACATTTTTAAATTGTGATTTAGTTGATTCAACTATAATGCTTAAAAAATCATTGTTAAATAAATATTGTTTCACAAATCTTTATGATTTATTGTTGCAATTATTGTATGATGATTATATATTTTTTAATATTAATAATATTCATATTCAAAACACCAATAATATAATATTGTCACAAACATCATTTATTGTTCTTATTGATAATAATAATTGTCACAATGTGGCAATACATATTAAAAAATTATTAAATCATTATATTATCAACAATATACAAATATATTTATGCACAACACCCGAAAATTACAATCTCGTTAAATTTTTAGCACGAAAAAATAGTAATACAATTATTTTTAATAATTTTATTGTGTTATTGGATCATATATCGCATATCGATAATATCAATGGGTTTTTATTTTTATACAATATGATTGATTATCATGATAAAGAAAACATAATTGATAGTTCAAATATTAAAATACAAAAAAATGGTAAATATATTGATTATGCGTTCATTCCAAAAGATAAATTACAATTATTTAAAAAAGATTACTTGTGCGATTTGTATTCCAATACTGCTATCAATTTTAATGATATTTTACATTGCGCCATAAAAAATAAACATGAAATATTACAATTTAACAAATTTAAATCATACATCACTGTTGTTACTTGTTATTATCAAATAAAATCAAAATTTAATGATCACATATATATCCAATGGATACAAAATTTTATGAAAATACCAATGAATCTTGTCATATTCACAGATAATAAAAATTATGCTTTTTTAAAATATTTGCGACGTCATTTTCCCAACACGATGGTTATACTGCTTCCATTGGAAAAAATGTATTTGCACAAAAATATGGACATTTTCATTGAAACATCAAAAATTGATCCGGAAAAAGATATTCACTCACCAGAATTATATTTACTTTGGGCAAACAAAGCATTTCTTATTAAAAATGCTTCCGAAATAAACCCTTTTAATTCAAAATGGTTTTTTTGGACGGACATTGGATGTTGTCGCGATAAAAATCATTTTGATTCTATTGTATCATATCCAAATTATCACAAAATTATTGATCATGATATTGATAAAATTATTTTTTCGCAAGTTGAAGACTATAATGATTTAAATTTGGCGCTGAAGGATAATATCCCTGTCATATTTAAAAATTATTTTTACAATACAATCAAAAAAGGAAAATTATCACTAATACAAGGAGGATTTTTTGCTGCCCATATAACAAAAATCAATGATCTATGCAATTTATATGAATCAACATTATTACATTTTTATAAAAATAATGTTTTTTGTGGAAAAGATCAAAGTATTATGTTCACAATGTATTTATTAAACAAACATCGTTTTTCAATCATAGACTCAAGAGAAATACCATATTATGATAAATGGTTCTCCTTTTTAAAAAGATATTCATAATTTGCGCTTATAATTTAATATTCTATTTTTTGCCAATCCAACGAATTTAAAATTGTACCATCATTTATCGTCACATTAATATAATGATTTTTATTTTTTTCTTGCAATTGTTTCACATAATCCATGTCAACTTCCGATGGATAAACATACCAATCCTCATACGGATCCATTCCACAATTATTTATGTCCTCAAATACACAATAATAACCGCGTTTTTGAAATATTTCTCTTGATTTTTGTCTTGTGTTCCAATAATTCGTATGATATCTATCATGCTCAAATGTTATTGTCGAAAATGTATATTCATCCATTATTTCATTATCTAATTTTTTTAATGTATCAATTGTTGAACCATTATCTGCTTCCAAATCAATTTGTAAATAATCTATTTTTTTTGGAACATCATTACATTGAAATAATTCTAAATAATTTATTTTTGTTTAAAAAAGATATATACAGAAAAAACAAATATAATTCTGATACGCTTTGTTGTTAGTTTTATTATATATTTTACATATAATATAATGACTGATAAAAAGTTTGATTTACAACAATTTAACGATCAATTTGATAATTATAAAAAACAAACAAAAGAAAAAAATAAAGAAAAAGCTGCCAACAAATTAGCATTGTTAAATGAAGAAGCCAATAGTAATAATTCATTGCTCGATAAACCACTTTATGGATTATTTATTGGAATCAAGGACACTTGGACAATAATCATTCATGATTTCATGAATGGTAAAATTTCAATGGATACTTTTTTTCTCAATGATAGATTGTTTTATATTGGATTTTCAATAATCATTATAACACTTACAATTTACATGTTTAACGCCATATTTGGTGATGGATATTTCAATGAAGATATCGCTATCGATAACAAAACAAAAACAATAATTTCAACAAATAAAAAAAATAATGATGCTCAACAAGGCGGAACCATTATAGAAAAACATTATATATATGCATAATATTGCACACCACGTGTTTATTCTTATCCATATCCTTATCCATTTTCATATTTATATTTATAAAAAACAATAAAATATATCGCTAAATATATAATGAATTTTCAAGAATTTAATTTATGCAATTTGCTAACAATCACGCTTGTATTAATTATTATTTGCGTTTTTGTTATGAATATCAACGATATCAATACAAACGAACAAAATAACAATGAAAATTTTGATCCGCGTGGATATTATAATGAATATCAAAATACCATTCTAAATGGCGATACCCTCAAATTAAATGCACCAAAAAATTGGGCTGGTGTTGTTGTACCGTTTGATATTAATTCATGCGCATCAACATGCCACAATCATTCACAATGTTATGGATGGACATTCAATGATAAAACTAAAGAGTGTTCTTTTAATAATGGCATTAACACTAGCGTTACAGGTAAACAAGAAGATTGTACATCAGGCATATATTTACCAAGCAAATACATAAAATCAATTGGATATTTGGCATCAGGTAATGATATTAGTAATTCTCCTTCAACATTAAATAATTGTGAATTAGAATGTATTAAAGATCGAAATTGTCATGGATGGTCATATAATAACTCTTCGAAACAATGCTTCCTGAAAAATAAAAATGTCAATCCAACAATTTTTCCAAGTTCTGATGGTAATTGGGCATCGGGATATGATAGTTTATTGTAATTTTTATTTTTCCAACAATGCATAAGCTATCCCATCATTAAAATTATTGTGGTTATTGCTCAAACTATGTGTCACCATGTTTCCATTTAATAATTCTGACTTTGCTTGAGTCATATCACTCGTATTTGGTAATGCAACATTTATAATATTCGTTGTTGCATAAATTTTATATTTGTTCGTTCTCGTGTCTTTTAAAAATTTTTTTATTGTTTGTAAATCATATGAGCGCTCATATACTTTCAATATTTCACCCTTTTCATTAAAAAAAATTTTTCTTGTCTCATACAGATTTATAGCAGGATTTTTAAATTTGCAAAATTGATAATACGTTGATAAAAATTTCTTGGGGTTATACACCATATCATTATTCTCCGTTATAAATTTTATTTTTTGCATTATATATTATTAATCATAAAATATTTTTGTTAAATACAAACACATATTTCAAAATAATGTTTTCTCAAATAAAATCAACAAAACATAAAAATATCATCCAAATATATAATGTATGAACAGTACATAAATAATAAAACGTTATTTTGGTTTATTATTTTGTTTATTTTCATTGTATATATAATTTCTAAACAAGAAATAACACTATCAATATTCTTTGGTACGTTTGTCGCTCTTATAATATTGTATTTTGTTTACAATAATCATGTATACAATGAAAAAGAAAAAGAATCGCAATTCAATCAAAAAAAAGAAACAATATATCCACCATTCAATCACAATGATAAACATCCCGAAATGACAAACATATTATCAACCGTGCAAGATATGTATTCATATAATCCAGAAGCATATATTGAATTTATAAACAATGTCAATAATTTTTATGAAATTTACAACAATACAATAGAGATAAATGATAATATTGGACAAAATTATGATTTATTAAAAAATATTAAAAAAAATATTATAAATGCGTTTCACTCAATAATTTTTAAACTGCCAAACAATGCCCAGTATACAAAATATTTTAATCAAAAAATTACAGAACTAAATGACCATTTCAGTGATCTATTAGAAAATATAGTACATTTGCAACAAAAAAGTTTATATGAAAATGGTATTAATTGCAGCACTAAATTAATAGATAAAAGTGATATTGTTTCATACGATTCATTGGACAACAATGGCTTATTTAGTTATGATGTTTTATAATAAATTTTTATTATTGGTGCTAGTGCTAATAATAATAAAAATCTATCGTTAAATATATAATGTATGCTGAATTAAACCCCAAAATAAACTATAACAGAGCTTTGCCTGCAAATACAACAACACCATGTCAATATAGTGAAACATTATCATTTTCGAATAATAACAGAAACAGGGACAATCGTTATTCTGATTATTACGATGGAGGTGGGTCTACTTTTGCCCTAAAAAGTGTACAAATAGAAAACACACCTGTTAGTTTATTATATTTTTCTGACGAAAACACAAAACGTATACAAAAGCAATTAAAGAGAGGTATTGCAGATTTATCAAAGGGAAAATTTATTTTGGAAGAAGATCAAGATGAAAATGATTTAATGGTAGCAATGAGATCGGTATTTTTGGAACATGCTTTAAATCTACCAACACATATAGTATCACAGGTTAAAGAATTAAATAAAAAAACAATAGAATATATTTTGCCAGATATGTATACCAATGTTAAACAAGCATATGGATATTTACAAGAAATTAATAATCCGAGACAAATTTTATCATTGCCATTGAACGTAAATAAAACTCAAAAAGGAGATTTACCATCTGTCACATCATTGTGGAGATAGAATTTTTATTTTTGCATAATATTCATTTACAAAAATATTATTCAGAATGCATTTTTACTTTTGCAAAAATTTAGCATAAAGAAAAAACAAATATAAATATATTATGGAAAAAGAGATCAAAAAGTACGTCAAAAAAAAATTAGTATGCTTCAGTATTGATATTAAACAAAAACTTGTAAAAGATACGTACAAAAAAGACATTACATATGCAAAAGGGTGGCAAAATTTATCATTTGAACAATGCAAATTCAACACTGCGCATAATGGTTTGGCATTATTGACAGGAAAAGTAAATAATATTTTTGTTATTGATGTTGATGATTTTGATCATTGGAAAAAATTTTTGAAAGACAACAAGCAAACAGAGCCAAACACTGTAAAAGTCATTAGCGGAAGTGGAGGATGTCATTATTATTTTCAGTATTCTGACGATTTAAAAGATATTGTATCAACATCAAAAAGTTTTTGCAAAGAATACAATATTGATATACGCACGGATGGTGGGAACATCATTGCACCCCCAAGTTCCTATTACAATGAAAATTTAAAAAAACGCGTTGAATATAAATGGGAAAAAAGTATTTTTGAATATGATCCAATACCAGTGCCAGAATGGATAAAAAATATTTTATTAAACAAAAAATTATTGCGCACAAAAATTATAATTAAATCAACACCAAAAATAACAAAAAACACATTATACAACGATAATTCGGAATTTGATTCTGATTCATGTTCCGAAACATCAAGTGAGAATAATAATTTTGTTTTGAAAGAAAACAAAAAGATGATAATGGAAGATATCAATGATGAAGATAAATTATTGAATTTTACTATTTGTGAAATAGAATTATTGATAAGCATGCTGGATTCGGATAAATGCGATAATTATTCTGATTGGATTAATGTTGGATTATGTCTCCATAATATTTCTGATAAGTATTTATTATTATGGGAAAAATGGAGTCAAATGAGTCCAAAATACAAAGATGGAGAATGCGAAAAACAATGGAAAAACTTTAAAAAAAACAAAGATGGATTATCTATTGGATCATTATTGTATTGGGCTAAAAATGATAACAAAGATAAATACGACGAATTTATTAAACATAAAAAAGTTGGATTTTTAATAAAACAAAAATATCCAAATGATAATCTCGTTTTGGGAGAACATCGAAAAGTTAATGATAAAACAACATACATCGAATTACACAATAAGGATTGTATAATCAAAGGTGAAAAACATCCAGATTTATTACAACCAAATTATATTGATGTTTGCGGTAATTGTATGTGTATTAAATGCAAACATCAAGATTGTCATGGCAAAGTATATCCACGCGCACAATCAATTACACTTACAAAAAACGAGATGAATATTGCGAATAATACATTTAATATTTTCAATCAACCACCACTTGATGATGAATTGGCAGAATTTCAACAAATCGATATATATGAAGATCCAATACTAAATGAATTGGTTTTTAATAGTTTAAATGGAGAGTCATATCCCTGCGCACAAATCGCGTTTCACTTTTATCAAGATAAATTTATGTATGCAGAAGATGAAAATTGGTATATTTTTGATTCCCACAAATGGAAGTGTCTTGGAAAAAAAAATGTTGAATTGCGAGAATTATCACAACAAAAACTAAAATCTTTGTATGCACAATTGGTCAATCATTGTAAAAATGAAGCCGATAAAAATAAATTAAAAACATTAAAAATACTTGTTAAAAACTTCGACAATACAGTTTTGAGAAATAATATTTTATTTGAATTAATGGATATTTACACAATAAAAAAAAACTTTAAACGTGATTTTTTAACAAAATTAGATGCAAATAATTATTTAATAGGATTCAATAATGGTGTATATGATTTGGAAGCATTTGAATTCAGAGAAGGTCGTCCTAATGATTTTATTTCAATGACGACAGGATATGATTTTTCTTTTGAGCACACTGACAAATATAATGATTTATTACGTTTTTTAGAAGATATACAGCCCAACAAAGAAGAGCGCGATTACACATTAACATATTTATCTGTTGGACTTTGTGGTAACTTATTAGAGTTATTTACAATATTGACAGGATGTGGACGCAATGGTAAAAGTAAATTAGTCGAATTATTAAAATTAACGTTTGGTGATTATTTTGGATCTGTTCAGTCACAAATGTTCACTCGTCCAAGACCAGATGCAACAGCTCCAGATCCTGGATTATTGAGCTTAGCAAATAAACGCGTTGTTATAGCATCTGAACCAGAAAAAAATGCAAAACTTAATAGCGGATTTATCAAATTTATTACTGGGAGAGATTCAACAACATTGCGCAATTGTCATTCAAACAATATGGTTGATTTTACCGCAAAATTTATAACTTTATTAATTTGTAATGACATACCCGATTGTGATGATATGGACAATGCATTTAGCAAACGATTGCGAACAATTAATTTTAATACTGAATTCGTCGATAATCCAACAAAATCAAATCAAAAAAAAATAGATGTTAACATCAATAAAAATTTTAATTTTTGGAAATTAGATTTCATGTTGTTGTTGATTGAATATTATAAAAAATACACATTAACACATCAATTAAAACCAACAGACAACATTCTTCGATGGACAAATCAATATAAAGAAAACACTGATTTATATTTACAATTCATCAATGAATTACTGCAAAAAACCGATAATGAAGATGATAAAGTATTTTGCGTCGATATTTACATGGAATTTAAAATGTGGTTTAAATTTAATAATCCAAGCGTCAAAATTCCCAGCGATAAGGAATTTAGTAAAAACATAAAAAAACACATTCACATAGAAACAAGTATTAGAATTGGTGCAAAAGTACAACGAGGTATTCGCGGTTATAAATTATTATCATTTCATGAGTAATTTGTAAGGTATACAACTTAAAATTAAAATCAATGATGTCAATCAAACAGAAATTTTTACAACAAACAATATAAATCCCATTTTATTTAATGTGCATCAATTATCATTACAAAAAACCTCTGTAAATCAACAAATCAGTGAAACATTATTGATCGAAATGGAAAAAACAAAGCAAATACAAGAAGATACAAGACAAATGGAAGTGCAATTAGAATTATTAAAATTCCAACAAAATAAAACTATTGTGGGACCAATTGCAGAACCAATAGTAGAGTTAATAGAACCCACATTTGATTGTATTTATAAGCGTTTCATAAATGAATGCATAAAAAAAACAGATAACGATACTGATAAATTGTTCCATTCTGTAATGTATTCTGCTTTCGAAAAATGGTTTATTTTATGTTTTCCAGATAAAGAAGTACCCAGTGATAAAGCTTTTAGTAAAAATATTACTAAATATATTTATATTGAAGCAAGTATGCGAATTGGATTAAAAGTTCAACGGGGGTGCAGAGGATACCAATTAATTATTCTTTTTTCATCATTCTCAAATGTTTTGACGATGATGTATGTTTTTCATATTGATCTTGTCTAAATACACCATAATCACAATCATTACAATAATATGTAAATTGTTCTCTTCGTTCTTTTATTGATGCATGTTTATTCAATATATGTTGTTCCATTGTTTGATAATAAATTGACGTATAATCACAATGTGGACATTTATCTTTTAACTTTTTATCAAATCTTACTTTATTTTTTCCTGTTTTATGTTTTTCCGTTTTTAAGTGTGCCTCCAACCCTTGTTTATATTTTGATTTAAAATTACATTTTTCACATATGTATTCTTTTTCTTCCATTTATATACTAATACATATTATTTTTTATGTATTTTTTATTGCGTTTTTTTCCATATAAAAAAATAATTATATAAATATAATATATAGATGACAGTCAAAAAAGTAAAAACAAAAGTTGAGATTGATTCGGAAATCTCATCTGCGCTTGTAGAAAAAAAGAAACTATAGATGCAAATGAACGTACAATAGGATTAAAAGGCAAAGCAATTAAATTTGCCCTTGATGTATTTACATTTGTGGGAATTAAATTTGCTTATGTTATAGTTGATGATGTTATTTATTTTAGAGCAAGAGATGTCGCTGAATTTTTAGGATATATTAATCCTGCCAAAGCTATACGAGATCTTGTTAATCCAAAATACAGAAAAACTCTCGGGGAAATTTTACAAGGGGGGTCCAATTTGGACCCCCCTTGTAAAATTAACAAAAATGAATTATCCACGATTTACATAATAGAAGCAGGGTTATATCAATTAATATTTGGAAGTAAAAAGAAAGAGGCTGACGAATTCAGACAATTTGTATTTGAAGACATCCTCCCGAATATTCGCAAGAATGGTTCATATACTATTTCATCTTTTGTTAAAGATACATCATTCGCTACTTCATTCTTTCTTACACATGATATTGATGCATACAAAAATCAATCAACAGTATATATTGGTGCTGTTGGAAAATATAATGACAAACCTGTGTATAAATTATTCCGATAAATGCTTTATATACAAATTAATCACTTGCCATTTGTATATGTTTTTTTGATAATATATGCGTGTCATATAATTTTTCACTAAATGTTCCAAAATTACAACTATTACAATAATATTTATATTTTTCGGATCT